CGACACGTCAGAGACCAGTGCGTGGATAAAGTAAAGGGTTGATCGCTGATACCAGTCAGATCTAAAACGAGGGTAGTCAATATCAGGACTTAAAACTGTACGTCAAAGGCTAGTAGGCTCTGCCCCCTGATGGGATCAGGCAACCGAACGAGATGCGAGACGAGGACTATGACCTAGTAGATCGAACAATACTAGCGAGTTGACTTTGTTCCGTAGCGATACGTTTTCTTTCCGATGTGCGAACCGAGAGCATCGATAAATAAATGCGGTTATACGTGCGATTGCAGAGCGTAGAAAAATAAATGGCACTCCAACGAGATTTAATCTCAGTTCGTACTGCATACCAGTGCGAACGAGGATGCGATCTTGCATCACTACTAGGAGGATTCAACATGTCTTTAAATTCATATCGTGCAGTAGCTTTAGCTGAGGGCTTTGAAGAGGGTTCTCAAGATGAAGTGATTCAAGCTTGGCAGTACTTGCATGACAGTGGTCTTGCGTATCAATTGCAAGGCTGGTTCGGTCGCACTGCGACTTCATTAATCGAGGAGGGCATTATCAATGCGTGAATTATTTAATCTCGCAGTAGTAGTACTCATCGCCATTGTGTTCGGTAATGTTGCGTTCGCATTGGTCAATCATTTTCTAATCAAATAAGGAGCATTCAATTGCCTACACGTGAAGAATGGCTTAACTCAGCCGTAACCGAGTTGCGTTCCATATTTGATGCGAATGGCTATCCATTGCCAGCTAATATTCGTGTCACTTGTGGCTTTCCATCTAAGCATGCACGTTCGCTGAATCGTGCAATCGGTGAGCACTGGAGTTCTAGTGCCAGCGATGATGCAACACACGAGATCCTGATCTCGCCTGTCGTGTCTGATCCCTTTGAAGTATTCGGCATTCTCGTTCACGAGTTGTGCCATTCAGCGACTGATGGTGACGGTCATCGTGGACGTTTCCCTTATGCAGTTCGTTCTGTATGGCTTGAGGGTAAGCCAAGCAGTACGCAGATCGGTCAAACGTTCCGAGATAACTTCGGTGGTTTGATTGCATCGTTAGGAGAGTATCCACATGCTCGTTTAAACGTTGGGCACGATCGTAAGAAACAATCGACACGTATGCTCAAAGCTTGTTGCACTGCATGTGGCTACACCATTCGTATTACCAAGACGTGGGCTGATCAGGGTTTGCCTTTGTGCCCTATCGATTCACATAACATTGAATTAGTTTAAGGAGAATCACGTGAGTACAAATACAAAAATCTTATCCCTTATACCTTTGACAGTTCTCAACGTAGTGCTGGAAAAGTTCAAGCTTGCACCTGAGCAAGACAAGTCTATTGCAGTCGCTGAGATCGAGCGTTTAATCGATCAGGGCTTGACTACTTTGGATGAAGTTAAGGCAACACGTCCAAGCGCAATCAGTCGTGTCGGTGTAGTTCCCGATGACGTTCGCAAGGACATCACCAAAGCTTTATCAGATGTTGATGCAATTAGGACAGTGGCTAACTCAGCGCTGGACAATGCGTTGCAGATTCAAACCAAGGTAGACAAAAACTTCGTTAAGTTGACTGAGCGTTTAAACGCAAAGCTGGCAAAGGTGGGCACTACTGCTACGGTTGACATCGCTCAAGAAGTTGCCAAGGCATTTGCTAAGTTCAAGAAGACTGAGCCAGTAGAGAAGTTGATTGAGATTGCGAACGCTTTGCCAGTGTTCGAGCGTAAGAAAGCACGTGACGTGTTCGATGGTGTCTTGCGTTATGAATACGCTGGTGAGTTGGTTGACTTCTCCGACTTTGAAGTGTGCGTATGGAATGATCCTGATGCACCAGCACGTGTCGATGACTACTCGTTTAATCCTCAGCACTTGCACCAAGCTTTGATTGCTCTTGATGATCCACTGCCTGACAATGTGTGGCTTGCTGGTGAGCGTGGCACAGGCAAGACTGAGTTCGTATCTCAGATCGCATCACGTCTTGGTCGTAAGTTGTTTAGGGTTAACTTCGATGAAGCTTTGGAACGTGCTGAGTTCATCGGTGGTAACACGATCGAGAATAGCAACGTGGTTTGGAAAGCTGGAGTAATTACTCAGGCAATCCAGCACACTGGCGCTATCGTATTGCTCGATGAGATTGGCTTTGCTCGTGCACAGAATCTTGCAGTACTGCATGCACTATGCGAACGTTCTCCACATCGTTCGATCGTGATCGCTGAGACTGGTAAGCGCATCCCTGTTGCATCACACGTAGTCTTCTTCGGTGCTGACAATAGCAACGGTCATGGAGATACGTCAGGTAACTTTGCTGGTGTGCGTGATCAGAACACTGCATTCCTAGATCGCTTCTCATACACGCTACGCTTTGAGTATTTACCAGCGGAAGATGAGATCAATCTCGTATGCAATCGCACTGGTTTGCCACGTGATGCTGGTGAAGTGTTAGTCAAGTTCGCTAACGTTGCACGTGAGAAAGCAAGGGCTGGCATCCTTACTCAGCCACCTAGTCTACGTCAGTTGTTTGCGTGGGCTAGAGCGATTCAGAAAGGTGTGCCAGTGGCAGTGTCGTTTGAGAATGCAATCGTGAACAAGTTCCCAGCAGATTGCGAATCAGAATTGCGTGGCATCTATAGCGCAACGATTGATGTGGGTAGCTTGAAATCTTTCTTAACTAAATAGGAGGGCTTATGCTCGGACTAAACGTAAAGCGTGGGGTCGCTACTACCCTTGAGCGTGTGTTTAAAGACAGTGGCAGTTGCTTTGGTTCGCTTGACATTCTTTGGTCAGGCACTACGGCTGGCATCATGTTTACTCGCAAAGATACTTGGCTTGATGCCAAGATAATCTTCCCAAGTATTAGCGAGAGTGCTGATGTGCCACAAACTACGTTCAATAACTTGATTGGCTACGCACTGCATGAGTTGGGGCATGCATGGTTCACTACCAACAAACCTTGGGATGATGCACGTAAGACGTACGGTGCATACGTAGGCAATCTGATCAATGGTCTTGAAGATCCACGCATCGAGCGTAAGGTAATCGAATCAGGTCACGCACCTAACAGTCGTGCTCTATTTGAGAACTTGATTAACTCAGTGCTCGGTCGTGATGGCTACGTAGATCCTAATGATGCAAAGAACATACCGTTTCTACTGGCTGTTGAGGGTAGACGTTTAAACGGCTATGTGATTGATGTGCCAAGCATCGTTGATCAGTCTGTGTATGCCAAGCATTTGCACTGGGCACTCGGTCGTGCAAACAAAGCAGTTGACACTAGCGCAATCGTCAAGATCGCAGTTGAATTATTCAAGCGTATCAAAGCGCAAGACGAGGATGCTGGCAAGGATCAAGAGCAAGGTGAGGGTCAGCCTAGTGACGAGGGTAAGCAAGGCGAGCAAGGCGAACAAGGCGGTGATCAGGGAGACCAGCAAGACGGTCAGCCCAACGATCAGCAAGATGGTCAGCCAAGCGATGAGCAAGGCGAACCCTCAGATAAGCCTAGCGATGATCCTAGTCAAGGCGGTGGTAAGTCGTACGATGGTGGTCGGGAAGTTGAGCCTAATGATTTTATTCGTGACGAATTAAAGCAACATCGTCCACGTGCAGATGAAGTAAGGGCTATCCCGACAGTTGGTAAAGTAGTGATTGCTAATTTTTCTTGGAGGTAATCGTGGCTATATTTAATAAATCAGAATGCGAGATTAATTTCTCTGCGCAGTTCAATACGCAAGCAAGCGGTCTTGGTGCAACACGTGCAAACATTCTACGTATCCTACGTTCGGTTGACTTGGTTGGTTGGAATACACACGAGGAATCAGGACGCTTGGATCGTAAAGCGTTTACACGCTTTGCCACTGGTAGCACTGCGGTGTTTAGCAAGCGCCATCACGTGGAAGCTACCAAGTCTGCGGTGTCCATCTTGATTGATTGCTCAGGATCTATGAGTGAATACAATAAGATTCAAACTGCTGAATCAATTGCCATTCAATTGTCTCGTATCTTGGACAAGGCGAACGTAGACTTTAGCGTGACAGGGTTCTACGGTAACAGTGGCATTCAGCCTGTTGATGCTGGTGGCGCTTTGAAACAGTCTTCCAACGTACGTACCGAAAGCGTTGCATTCATTCCATTCAAGACTTGGAAAGAAAGCATTGCCAAGGCAAGCGCCAAGCTGGGTTCGATTAAGCAGTGGGCACGTAACTCTACCCCTGACTATTCAGCCCTCAGCCTGACGATTGAAGACTTGTATCGTCAAGATGCGCAACGCAAGATCCTATTCCTATTGACTGATGCGGATGGGTATTGCAAAGCGCATATGAGACACCTACAGTCTGTAGCCGATCACCTTAATGTTAAGATTGTGGCTATCGGCATAGGCGAGACACGTGTGCGTGACTGCTTTACCAGTGGTGAGGATGTTAAGGATGTCAGCGGTTTAGCATCGGCATCGTTTAATAAACTATTGAAAGAGTTAAGATAATGAGAGGGCATCGTGCCCTCTCTTCGGAGGTGATCATGGAAGATGAGTACATACAAAGCATAGAGGATATGGTCAATGACATTGGCGAGATCCTCAATGGAGGAAATATCTACGTGATCGTCTGCGCTCTTGCTATGTGTCTTGGTAAGGCTGGCATTCAGTGCGGTATAGATAGAGAATTATTAATTAAGGATGTGATGCATATTATCTTGAGCGAGTATATTGATTCATTCCCCGATCACGATGATACGATTCATTAAATCGAGCCAGTTCCAAAGGAGAAAACATGTATTGGAATCATAGAGTAGTGCGTATTAAAGACAAAGCATTCCCTGACGAGGAATTTCTTGAGATTCAAGAGGTTTATTACAATGATGAAAATCAGCCATGCGGTTATTGTGATCCCTGTGTTGGCGGTGATACTTTGGAAGAGATTAAAGTTCAAATTGATCGGTTTGCCAAATGCTTAAATGATCCTATCTTGGATTCAGAAAAAGATTTTGTTGGTAAGTTGATTGAGGAAGACGAGTGTGGCAAATGAAAATCAAACCTATTAACCCTGTAGTAAGGACGTTAGCCTACACGCCAAAACATGGTGGTAGGCATACGCCTGAGAAGTTTAAACGCAGTACCAAGCAAGCAGTCATACTCGAATTAAGTGGTGAAGTTGTTAAATTACTAAAGGAGCGTGAAGATGAGCAAAATAGTTAGGTGGGAATTGAAATTAACTTGGGATGATGGCACAGAAAACGATGTTAGTAATTACGTGCCAACATATGTCAGCAATGCTATAGAGCAATTCTCTGATTATTGGGAAGAGCGTTATAACGATGATGACTACGGTGACGATGAAGAAGAAGAACTACGTTCAGAAAGGGCTTGCAATGAATAGCGATTTATTAGATGAATATTGTGATGGAGAATTCGGTCACACTGATTGGGAGATGTCTTGGGATCATGATGGTAATTTGATCATTAAGTTTTTTGCAGAACCAAGACCTGAGTATTTAGCTGAAATGGAAGAGGAGAAAGATGATGAGTAAAACATTACAAAGCATGGCAGAGGATTACATGGATGATGAGGGCGATCGTGCCGATAAGTGGGATGAGGTATACCACGAGTTGCTAGAATCGTGTATCAGTGGCGAGGAGGTCTACAATTTTGATCCTAAGACTGGAGACTTCTGTGGTGAAGTTCTGTATCCACACCAGCAGTTCATCCTACATTGTCTTGCCAGTGGTAAAGATGCTGATCTGATTGATCTATTACACAAGTTGTTTGATAAACATCTTATAGAAACGACCGAATATACTTTTTATAATTACCTTTAAAACTAATCCCCCTCGGTGTGAGCCTTGGGGGATTTTTTTATTCTGCTAAATCTTGCGCCACGATTTTCAACATTCGTGCATGAATTACTAATTGCAATCCAATTTCAAATGCATCTGCATACTTTCTTTTCAGCATTGCTTCTTGATATTCATGTAATGCTTTTTTTAAATCCAAAAAATCTTGTGAGTAATCCATAAATTCTTTATCCAGATAGAACGTTTAAACGATGATGCAATTAGGAAATTGCAGGTACATTAAAACGCTTCTTGTTCGTAATACGTTCCAGTGATCTTGTTATATCCCAATGTGGTTTCACCCTGAGTTCCAACCCATCGGAATCTACACTTCCATATGGCTATCTCTACTCCATGATCTTTAGTTCTATGGACAGTCAAACCACAATCTGCTTTAGCCCACCAAGCCATCGATCCTGAAATTGCCATACCATCGGGACGTGGTAGATCCATGCCTGAGCGTGTGATCTTGGATGGATGAGCAACGAACCATACATGCACACCTGATGACTTAGCAAAGGCTTGCATACGTGTCAGCATCGCTGAAATAAATTCATGCTCTGCCATTCCACTCTTGTTCTCAATGTAGTTGTATGGATCAATAACCAATCCACGAATACCCATACGCACTACGGCAATCTTTGCTCTTTCCAAAATAGAATCAATCGTAGATGGCTCAGATCCCTCTGCATCAAGAAATAAAAAGTGATCTTGTACCCAGTTCAAACCATCCTCTTTTTCAGCATCGCTCATGCGCTGAGTTCCCTCAAAGAATCTTTTCTCTTTATATATTTCCATCAATCGGGAAATATGGATCTCAGGTTGATTTTCAAACGAGCACAATGCAAACTTCCAATCATGCGCTTTAGCTAAGTTAACCATCATCTGATCTACAAAGTTAGATTTACCGCTCGATGGATATCCTGTAACAATAGTTAATTGACCCTGAGCCACTGTGTAAATTTCATCTACATTTGAGTAGCCAGTAGAAACACCCTTACCTGTGCCCTTTGTCCAAAGGTCGTTTAAACGATCAAAGAACTTTGAGGCGGAGGATAAACCAGCAACAGGATAAGGCTCTGCATTTTCAACAATGTCCTTAACTCGATCTGCGCCATCAGCCAAAAAGACTTCATTAAGATCTTTCTTTTCATGCTTGGCAATACGGCATTTGTCTTTGCCAATTCTTCGAGCCAGTTCTTCTGCAAGAGCCTGACCAGCGATATCGGTGTCAACGGCAATCGTAACGTAGGGAACTTTGCTTAAAGTCTCGAAAGCATTCCATACGAAAGAAAACTTTTTATCTTCCGATGCATCAATCTTGCCATCAGAAACTTTCATTGGTGCGCCCGCTGGCACTGAAAGCACGTTGTTTAAACCACATTCAATTAGAGTCAGAGCATCGATCTCGCCCTCAACAATGATGACTGGTTTGCTTGCATCAATTTGATCTATGCCAAAGAAATCATGAGCGCCACCATTGTCTTGCGTAAAATCTTTAGATTCAATACTGCGATATTTTGCTGATACGAATTGTCCATTTTTAAAATAAGGAAAGCCAATCGCATCGGAATTCTTTTTTAGTTTTGAAAAATATTTATTGGCAGAGAATAATTTCATTTCTTCTGCGGTCTTTGCGGAGATACCTCTTGACTTTAAAAAATCATAATGTTGTTGCCCTAAGCTGGTTGGCTCGTAACTTCTGAGTGGAATCACATTGCGCTCCATATATTTTGGTTGATTTGTATAAACTTTAAATTGAACATTGCCTGTCGTTTGGCAGTGATGACAGTAATAAACCCATGCATCTGTCTTTCGGGTTATTTCTAAATCTTTTTGGTTTTGTTTTTTCCTCTCGTGTGAACATTCGGGACAAGCCACACGTAGATTATTTTCTACATGCAGAGACTGCACGAGTTCTTTGACTGCGCTCAAACTTCCTCCTACTTTTTGCTTTTATTTGTTTTTACTGTGTGATCACTATTACGTGAAAACGATCTATTGTTTGTTGGTGTTTTTAGTTTGAGATTCTTTGGTGTATTTGTTCCTCCCTTTGACAGTGGAGTTATATGATCGATATCTTTTCCTGTTCTGTCAACACCTTTTTTATCCATGTCATAACGTGCTCTTGCACGTGCATTACGTGCTGGTTGTTCATCACGTTCTTTTTGTTGTTGATATTCTTTTTTGTATGGTCTTGCTTTATTGACGTATGGCATAAAAACTTTCTTGAAAATTAGTATCAGTACTGTAACGTATTAACACTGACACAACGGTCTTGCCCTTGGGGAGGGCAGACCTAGCCTAAACTAGGTTGCCTTCACAATCTTGCCCAAGGCTTCGATTGACCCGACAGACTTTTCGTGCGAGGGATTCTGTCTTCGCCATCCCTTTCCGATCTCTAACGCACTAACCATAGTATCGGCAATTACCGTTTAGACCCTACCGTTTTTCATCGACAATCTAAACTAAACTCATCTTACACAAAAACCAAAATAGTTTGCAACTACTTTCGATGCTAGTGTGCGTTTAAACTAGTTAGCACTCACCCGGGTTAATTGCTGAAGACCCGGCTGCCAGAAAAAAATGGAGAGCGTTTAAACAAGCGCTCTCCAAAAACACTACACGTGAGGACTACAAATACAAATACGATAATACCAAATTTTTATTATTTGACAAGAGAACGAACTTCAATTTCGCACCGAGGGTTCTCTTTATCGACACCCATCCAGTAAATATGCTTTTCTTTTACTTGTCTGTCATTGTCATAAGCAACGTCTTGCAATAGATCTAATATCAAACTTTCATCCAAATCAGGTCTACGTGATGCATACCAAATACGAATCGTTACCACCACATCATTCAGGAATTTTTGTTCGGGCGGGACGACAGCTTGCTGTTTAAACGCTTTGCTGTAGGATAATGCCTTTGCAGACTTGATAAACATTGACTTTCCGTATACAAAGACTTGTCTACGAGAATTTGCTTTGCTTGCTGGTTCGCCAAATATTTTTAAAAATAGTGTTTGCATTTAATAAAAAGTAGTATTAGTATTGAGGTTCGTATCGGAGGACTAATGAAAATAACAAATAACTTTAATGTGCCTGAGCCATTAGTAGCACTGGCTAAGAAAGAATACTACACAAAGGGTAAGGCTGACTACTCAGTTACTGAAATTATGTCACCCCCTAGAATTCAGCGGTTGCGCAGAAGACATTGGGATGAGATGGAACAGGACGTAACCGATACCTTGTGGTCTATGCTGGGATCAGCACTACATGTAGTAGCAGAGCGCAGTGAAGTACACGATCATTTAAACGAAGAACGTATTTATGTGGAAATTGATGACATCGTTCTGTCAGGTTCTATTGACTTACAACAACAAGTTAAAGGTGGTATTGCTTTAAAGGATTATAAGTTCACATCTGTTTGGGCGGTTATGAATGACAAGCCTGAATGGGAGCAACAATTAAACGTCTATGCATGGATGGTTCACAAGGTCAAGGGGGTAACTATCAAAGGGCTACAGATCTGCGCTATATTGCGTGATTGGTCAAGCCGTAAAGCACAGAATGAAGCCGACTATCCACCAGCACAAATTCAAATGGTAGACATCCCAATTTGGGACTTTGAAAAGACTGAATCATACGTTCGTTCTCGTGTTGAGTTGCACAAAGAATCTAAAGTATTGGCTGATTGGAATGAAGAGTTGCCTGAGTGCACAGAGGAAGAGCGTTGGGTTCGTAGCACTGCTTATGCAGTAAAGAAAGAGGGGCGCAAAACTGCGGTGCGTGTGTTTGATACACACGAAGATGCAGATAAATTAATTGCAGAAGCAGATGAGAAAGATCGTAGTAAGTTGTCAGTAGAAGTTCGCAAGGGTGAAGCAGTGCGTTGCACTGGTAACTATTGCGGTGTTAATCAATGGTGTAGTCAGTATCAAAAATACTTAAAGGAGGAATCGTGTTAAGTGAGGAGCAAGTAGCAATGTTAAAGCTGGCATCAAGAAAGAAAGGTGATCCTGATATTGGAAAAATAAATCGACCTCTTGATGAAGTAATTAAAAAAATTCAAACGGAAAGCCCACACTTGTTTTGGCAAGAATGGGAATTACGCAAAAGAAATTTTTATGATGAACCAGCATTTTTAAGTGCGTTTGATTACAACGGTTTTACAGTACCAAGTCCAGCTAAGTTAGCTAAGTTGGCATTTAATGGAGAAAAGAAATGAAAACACGTCAAGAAATGATTTACGATTTTATGTTGGCATTAGCAAATAGTGGAGAAAATGTTTTTGAGCTGTTGCCATCAGATTTATCTTTAAATGATTATGAAGCGCATGAAGCTATTTATGTAGTAGCTAATAAATTAGCTGATCAATATTTAAGTGCGGAGGGTTAAGAATGAAAGTACTAGAAAAATTAATAACAGTAAGAAATGAATTAGCAACAATGCCATTGAATAAATCAGGGCATAACAGGTTTGCTGGCTACAAATATTTTGAACTTGGTGATTTCTTGCCAGCGGTTCAAATGTTATTTGAAAAGCATGGTCTATGCGATGTCATTTCTTTTACCAATGATTTAGCAACGATGGAACTTTACGATATAGAAGATGGTAGTCGTGTAATGTTTACATCTCCTATGGGTTCAGCCAATCTCAAGGGTTGCCATGAGGTTCAAAATATTGGTGCGGTGGAATCGTACCAACGGCGCTATTTATATACCGTAGCGTTAGCCATTACTGAAAATGACGTGCTCGATGCTACGACTGGATCTGCTCCAGTTGAACCAAAGCCTGTAGCAAAGCCAGCACCAAAAGTTGTTGACACTACAAGTCTTGAAGCATTGGCAGTAAAGATGATGGAGTTTGGCTCTACTTGTGAGAGCGTAAAAGAATTGAGTGGGTTTTGGAAAAAGAATCAATCTGAAATCGACACAATGAAAGAAGTGTTACCTGACACTTACAAAGAACTGCAAACTAAATTTGCAGAATTTAAAACTAACTTGAAGGACTAATGATGGAACAGAAACCATTTGTAAATGCACCAAACTTTGGCAATTTAAACGCAACCAAAGCTAAGAAAAATCCGCAAGAGCCTGACTACTGGGGTGAAGTTAAAGTAGACCTGAGCACAGTGGATATTGAAAACAATGTTGCAACTGTCAAGCTTGGCGGATGGAGAAAGAAAACAGCTAATGGAAATACTTGGCTTTCTTTGAAAGTGAATACTTGGAAAGGTGATGGAAAGCAACAAGCTAAATCAGCAGATACAGGAATCGAAGATGACGACATCCCGTTCTAAAAAACGTCCAACTCTTAAAGCGTTTAAACAACTTGCAGAGGAAAACGGTGCGGTTGCGTTTGACGTTCTAAATGAAATTGCTGAACTTAAGAAAGACAAAGAAGCATTACATGCTCACATTGACAATCTTGAGCATCAAGCAATTGGTTATCAAGCAGTGATTTCTTACTTAGAACATAGGTTAAACAAATGAATGCTTTACAGTTTGAGGCGGTAAAAATTTCCCTCAAGCAAGATAAGACTGGTTTTGTATTGACTTTAAATATCCACCCTGACGAGATCCCCGAAGAATTAATGAGGGATTTTGTTGGGGCTAGATATGGTATTGCTATGGTGCGCATTCAAGATAACGAGACTGCGACACCGTATGACAATCGAGTTAAAAAAGCAGTCATGCTTTGCAAAGAGAAATCATTTCAACATTATTTAAAAACCGTACATCAATTTGATGTTGAGGGTGAGGATGATGCGGTAGAGGGTTTGTATTCCCTTTGCGAAATTGCATCACGTACCGAACTCAATGGCAATGCAGAAGCGAAAGCTAGATTTGATGCAGTGTTGGGAGAATATGAAAAGTGGAAAGACAATGACCCATTCTAAAAACTTGAAGCAAATAATGATTTACATGTCTCCCGAAGAGGATGCAAGGTTTACTAAATACGCAAAGATTACTAAAACTCCTAAAACAGTTATTGCTAGGGAGGGTATTCGTATGCGTATGAGTGGAGACAAAGATCCTTACAACCGTGGATTTAATGATGGTTTAAACAAGGCAATGGAAATAGCTTTGGTTGCTGAAGGAGCAAAGATGGCATTTCCGTCAGGTCGCACGTTTGCACAGGTTGTATGCGATGACATCATGAAGTACCTACGTGAGAAAAAGGAAAATTAATGAAAAAAAGATATGCGTATAGAACCAAGATTGATAAGCAAGAATGGATTTCTATGCGCTTATTGTTTTTATTATTAGCCTCAGACCCTAGTAATGTGCGTGTAGCGGATGTTAAGAAAACCATGGATTATTTTGAAGCTAGATTTGGAAAGGGTTTCTTTTTAGAAAATATGTGGAAGCTGGCAGTAGAACACTCTATATTAAAAACCTTTGTCCATAATCCTGATAGCAAAATGGTTAGGGATATGAACAATTCAATAACAGATGAAAAGGATGATGGAACTTATGAACCACGTTATTTTGGAACGTCTCATCATGTTTTAAGAGAGGGCAATACAAATGAATGAAGAAGATTTCATTGATGCATCAGCAATGTTAAATTTGCTGGGAATTATTATCAGGGGAAATGTTCTGTCTAACCATTACGAAGATGCGCTTGAAGCTTATTCTAGGGCATGTAAGTTATGGGAATGTCGTAACAGAGTAGGTGATGAAGAGGGAATAGTAGCAATTAAAAAACGTGTAAACAGAAAGGTAAAAAATGGAAGCGATTAAAATTCAAACCCTTGATAGGGCTATTAAAATGTTGCAAGCTTTAAATTGTCAATTTGCAATTATTGATGAAGAAGGTGGCAAGCATGGCGCATTAGAAGTTGTAGAAAAAAGCAAAAGAAAGCCATCTATTTATCCGCATGGAACTCTTTCAACGTATGTACAGCCATACATTCAAGATATTCAGATAGGTGATGTGCGTGTAATTCCAGCCAATCAATATGATATTGACGTATTGCGTAGTTCGTTGTGTGCTAGATTGACTACCAATCTTGGTAAAAATACTTACAACACAATGGTTGACAAAAAGTTAAATCGGATTGAAGTCATTCGATATGCATAACGTAATCGAGTTTGGTGATTGCAGAACTATTATGAAACGCTGGCGAGAAGAGGGTGTCAAGGTACAAACTTGCATCACTTCTCCTCCTTACTTTGGATTGAGGGATTATGGAAACGATAAGCAAATCGGATTGGAGAATGATATTAGGGATTACGTTTCTAATATTGTGGACGTTTTTCGGGGTGTTTGGGATCTTCTGTCTGATGACGGTACTGTTTGGTTAAACCTTGGAGACAGCTATGCGGGTAGCGGCAAAGGTCCGTCAAAGAGTTTAAACGGTGAGCAACATCATCTGGAAGGTAAACATTCCAAAATTGTTCCCGATGGATTGAAACCAAAAGATTTAATTGGTGTACCTTGGCGAGTTGCTTTTGCGTTGCAAAGCTTTGGTTGGTATTTACGTCAGGATATTATTTGGCATAAACCTAATCCTATGCCCGAATCAGTAAAAGATAGATGTACAAAGAATCATGAATACATTTTTCTTTTATCTAAAAAGCCACGTTATTATTTTGACTACGAAGCTATTCAAGAACCAGTCAAGGAGGATTGGGGCACGAGGGATAGGTCTAAGGGGAAGTACCACAATGAGGGAACTGGCTTGAATCCTCATGGGGGGCTTGAAAAAAGCTACGAAATGGCAAACAAACGCTCAGTTTGGACGGTAACCACCAAACCTTTTCATGGTGCGCATTTTGCCGTGTATCCTCCCGAACTGATTGAGCCTTGTGTTTTAGCCAGCACCAAAGCTGGCGATATTGTGCTTGATCCGTTTATGGGGTCTGGCACTACGGCAATGGTAGCAGAACGTTTAAACAGGCAATATCTTGGCTGCGAGTTAAATACCGAATACGAAGCGTTACAAAAAGAAAGACTTAAACAACCATCATTGGAGTTGCTATGAACAATGAACCAGTAGCGTGGGGATGGTATGACTTGGAAATCAAAAAATTTTTTCCGCATTGGGATGAGGATTTAATGGAAAACAAAGAAGGCTGTATTCCACTCTACACCCATCCAGCAAAGGAATCAAAAGCAAAAGATAGGTTTTCTAACTATGAATCAATCTGCCTACAATGTGGCACAACCATCTACAAGCCATCATTTAAGACACTAACAGATGAGGAAATAAAGTTTATTGCTCATCCATTTGAAAGCGTTTATACCACTTATGACAAACAAACCGACACAGACACAATTCATACAAGGTTTGACCAATTAGGATTTGCTAGAGCAATACTAAGAAAGGCACAAGAGAAATGAGTTTTCATAAAGACCTAGAACGTGGAAAAGAGGTGGAATTAAAGGCTCTTGATGTATTACGCAAGTACTATCCATGCGCCACAATAATTGATGCGTTTAAGGGTTATGACATTTGGTTGCCTGAGCGCCATAAGTCGGTTGAAGTTAAATATGATCCGATGAGTAACCAAACAGGAAATATTGTTGTTGAAATAGAAATGAATGGTAATGCAAGCGCATTACTTGCTACCACGGCAGACTATTGGCTTTTCTATGACGATACCAAATTTGTGATAATGCAACCCATGCAGATAGTGAAATGCATTTTTATGGGAAAGTATAAGTATGTGGAGTTTGTAGGGGATGGTGATACCAGTAGTAAGAAAGCATTTTTAATTAAGAAAGATGATTTATTTAAATATGGAAAGGAATTAAAATGACAAGTTTTACAACAGATGACCGTTTAAACGCAGAGAAAGACGCAGAACCAATTCCATTTGCTGGATGGATATACAGTAATACTGAACAATCTTTGGAATCTACAGTTGAACTTTTGCGAGATCAAGTTCATGCACAAAATTCTGAAATTATTCGATTGAGCGAACGAGTTCGATATCTTGAATCTATTTTGTATGGGAGCGGAGCAAAATGATTGGACTATTGACAGCATTCTTTTTATTTCATGGCGATGCTCACTGGATATGGTGGGTTATTTGGGCAATTTTGGAAATAGGCGAACTTGTTAAGTTTATTAGAAATTCATGAGATTCTTTATAGTAGTGGCAATTTTTTTATTTTTTGTTGCAATGTTTAACATGATTCATGTTGTAATTGATTTATTATTATTGCCAAAAGTTTATATCTGCTCTGAAGTAACCAAAGCAGATCCCATTAACGTACAGAAAAGGTGTAAAAAATAATGGAAAGATTTTGTAGTTTTGTATCAAGCCGTGGGATTTTAAAGTCATGCGATCGACACAACAAAAATCCTCAATCTAGTAATGACCACATAGACCCAGATTTGCTTGACGGTTTAAACATGGGCGACTCAATCTACGTTTGTTACGAAGCTTTGCCAAACTTTGTGCGTAATTTTTTGCCAAAGATATTTACTTTTTTTACTTTGGTAACAGGAGATAGCGATCATGATGTCACTATGTATAAAGAAGAAACCGATACCATTTTGAACCATCCGCATTTGATGAATTGGTTTGTACAGAATCGTGCTATGGAACATCCTAAGTTACAAGCCCTACCAATTGGATTGGATTTTCACACGGTATGGGAAAAACAAGGAAATTGGGGATTGCGTCCAGTATCTCCAGTGGCACAAGAAAGATTGCTATTAAACAATTTATTTGAATCTCCATTCCCAAGTAGCAAACTTAATGGGTTTTATTGCAATTGGGTTAACAATGGAATGTATGGAGATCGTCAAGAATGCTATGACAAGATAGATAAAGAAGCTTGTTTTTTTGAAAATCTACCAAAATCTAGAAAATTTATGTTGCAAAGGCAACCCGAATTTATGTTGACCGTTAGTCCACGTGGCATAAGTTATGAATGTCATAGAACTTATGAAACTTTAGTGCTCGGTGGCATTCCTATTATTAAAACCAATCCACTTGTAGATTGTTTATACGATGATCTTCCTGTAATTAAAGTAAATAATTGGGCTGAAGTAAAAAAAGAAAACATCAACATGTTTATAAATCAGATGCTTGCTCAAGAATATGATTTTAATTCTTTATTTTTACAACATTGGGCGGCAAAAATTAAAGGAAAAGAATGCAGTCCATTACCCAAAATGAAGATGCTGGCATTTAGAGAATTTTTAACCGCTAATTATTTTTAGGAGGATGTATGACTAACGCTTATCAACTTGCTGATAGATTGCAAGAACTATATCAAGGTTTACACGTTGCGGAGGCTGCTGCGTTGCTTAAAAAACAGGCAGATCATATTAAATATCTTGAAGAACAGTTGGATAAATCTATTGAATTTGTAACAAAATTAAATGGAGAAAAACGATAATGAATGTTAGCGTTAACGTAATCAAAGAAAACGAAGATGGATCTGCGGATTGTCTTGTAAGATTTGATAAAGAAGGTATGGAGTTAATGGTTCAGTGGGGTTTAATTGCCATGTTAAAGGAAGCTATTAAGAACCAAGAATATAACCCGCAAGTGGAGAAAGTAAGTGAACGAAAATCAAAAACCAGTAAACGAAAAGTACAGAAGTAATTGGGACAATATCTTTAAAAAAGATCCAGTTAACCATTTGTTAACCAAAGCTCAGGACTTGGAAACACAATATAAAGCGGGTAAACTGTCCTCAAAGGAGTTTAAAGAATTGATTGGAGATTTGCGTATATTGCAAATTCTTTTACAAGATGCTGATCAATTTGAGAACGCTCAGGAAGCTCGTAAAATATTGCTGGATATCGCAGAGGTAGCCAGCGCCATTAGATAAGGATATGGTATGGCAAGGAAACACCCAAAAGTTGTTTTTTCGGAAGGATGCTTTGATTTCTTTGAGGGAACTCAAGCAGAGCTTGAAGAAATAGTACAAGAAGTAGAGCGTTTAAACGACTCTGGGGAACTTTGTGACGCAGCAGAACCGTTAACTTTTGAAGAGGAGCAAGAATTATTACAACTATTAAACAACCGAAAAATAAGACAGTAGCAAAAAAGAAAGTTATGGTTGGTACTTTCACCGCAGTGGATTTACAAAACAATGATAGTTATATAGGTATTAAAGATATATATCATACCGCTGGTAGAACCTCTAGGAACGCTTCAGAAGCGTTTAAAGATGCACAGTATGCCTGTGCCATTACCAAATTTAATGACGAGTTTAGAACGTCTTTAAACTATTTTTCCCACATCATTTTTAATCTATCTATTTCTGCTTTTTTGGGCGGAATGTTGGTAGCCGCACTTTTTTGGGTTACACGATAATTTGTATATATAAAATATATACCTTTGGGTATCAAAGTTCTAGCGGATCAAAGCCCAATTCATCCGATATAACCTTGGTGCGCCTACGAAATTCTTGATCGTGATGCGACCATTTGTTTGTTTTCCATCGGCTCATATGAACGCATTCGTGGCATAAAACACGGATCACTGTCGATAAATGACCGCATTTTTTTTCTGAAATAGTGATGATATGCTCATACTCTCCACCATCATCGTAGTAGTAAGTTCCCATTGTTTCTGGGTCTTGATCTACAATAAAATTAATCTCTTCTGGAAGGGGCATATTCCAGCGATCAAACGGTTTCATGCAATAGATGGCGCAATATAAATTTTTAAGAATTGCTGGGGTAAGCTTCATGTTTAAACCTCGTGAATTTTGCCTCTAAATTCTACTTCAGTTTCAGAGTGAACGACCGCTAACTCAGGCTGTATAAGACGACCTTTATCAAAGTTAAGAACCGCAAACCCTGAGCGCCAGTCTTTAGGTGAATCTTCGGTGTAATCTGCAAATTGAGCGCCATTTGGGTCTGCTAAACAACCAGTCTGAACCCCATAAAACGTGCCTTGGTAATTACTAATTGGCTGTACGGCTAATACGTGCGTATGCCCTGTAATAATGTTCACATTCCCAGCCGCTTGCAAATTGGCATAACCCGCATTTCGACCGCCTTTAAAACGGTGCTTGATAATAGTATGCGAACCTACCCAAAATGACCAACATCCTTTCCACATTGGAAAGTGGTCTTTTAAATGAAATCCTTGAATACCTTCGTATTGGCTTGCATTCGCCGCTAGGAAGGTTTCAAAGCGAGCATCGTGGTTACCCATCGTCCATATCAATTGAGCGCCTTTAGAGACCTTTTCAATGCCTTCCATCATCTCTTGACAGGCTTCCAACTCCTCTCGGACTGTGGGCTTCTTATCCCAGCCGATTCTGGGGAAACGACTGATCGAACCGCCATCGAAAGCATCTCCGTTACACACCACAACAGATGGTTTAAACTCTTCAATACATCGCAGCAAGAACTTGTAAGCTGGAGTTATTTCATCAGGCATGAAATGGGCATCAGAAAACACAATGACACAACCCTTTTCAATATCAATCCCCCTACGAACATGTAGTGGGGTTTGCTCTATCATGCGAATGGCTGGGGCTGTTTCAGATTTTAATTCTATGCCATATCGTTGTTCTAACGATCTTCTGCGTCTCATTACACTACGAACGTCTAAATGTAATTTTTCTGCTATCCTGATCGGACTTTTAAATTTATTCCAAGCTTTGATAAAATCCTCATCAGAAACCAATAACGTCATGTTTTGCCTCATATTTTTATGGATACGAACCCCTTTATACACTATTTATAAAAAAAGTAAATGAATAATTCAGAAGAGTATAGACATCAGTGCGAAGTACGAGTATATTTACGAGAACGTTCGCAAAAAGGTAAAGAAGGTTTACGTAAAATGTTGAATCATCCAAAGCTATCTGAACAAAGGCGGGAGCGGTTAATTAAAGATATATGGGAACAATGGACACTTGGTAACAAAGGGGAAGAAGGATGCTGGAAGTTATCAAGTGGTCAGGAACAATTATTTGCTTAATTGGTACTGCGGTTACTAATTTAAATTTGTATCCATACAACATTTATTGCGGATTTGTTGGTAGTTGTTTATGGGCTTTCGCTGGATTTAAGCAAAAGGATTACGCTTTATTTTCAGTGGAAATAGTGGCAGTAGTTATGTATACAATAGGACTAGGAGTAATATTAAAATGATAGGTGAAGCAATAGTAAAACCAACACCGTTGGATAATGATGTAGCTGTAATGAAAATTTTGCAGCTAATGGGGCAAATCAGTTTAAACGATTTAGAATATGTTCTACGTGTTACTGCGGCGGTTTATCAAAAAGTAAGATGAAATGGTATCGGTCAAACAAAAAAAATTATTCTCATCTCTCGCCGATCTGGGATGCATATTATGTTGGCACAAGGGCTGGGAGGGTACCTTGGCAGAGATACACCATATTCGCAGAGGTGGTAAGCGAGACACTGCGCCTGTTATCCCCCTCTGTCCCGAACACCACCGTGGAAATAAAGGTATTCACGGACTTGGGCGCAAAGGATTTGAACGGGAGCACGGCATATCTGAGGACACCCTTTTGCAAATATGCAACGACATCCTCAGACTTCAAGGAAAACCAACCCAAGACTAACGTGGAAGTCCGAGTGAAGAGGCGATTTTTACACCTTGTTCAGCAACCCGATTATATTGGGCGGTAAGTTGATTAATTTTATCCCTACGCTCTTCGGGAGACATAGTTTGATTTTCTTGTATAAAAGAAATTTGTTTACGTATTGCAGTCATACTTTGACCAATCCTACGTAATACTGGTGCAGATTGAATTTGTTTCATCTTATCTGCATCAGAAATAAAATCTTTAATCTCTTCTGCTTTGCCCTGTTGTTTGAGTTGTGAAAACTCTTGCGCTACTTGGTTAGCATTTTGCTCTAACTTATAGAAGTCGCTTACTGCTTTATCGGCATTAGGATCAGTTAAGAATGATTTAAAGAATGGATCTTTAGCAAGGTTGGTGGCTGGAGGAGTTTTACCTTCTGCGGCATAGACTGCTTTGTCTGCCATCTGCGTAGTAAATGTTCCCAATTCAGCCATGTAGCCTTGAATTAAATTATCAATCTTGGCTGGCGATAAATTTAAAGCACTTAATCCTGATTTGCTTAATTTTTTAGCAACTTCACTAGCGTTACGTCCTCTATCTTCGACTGGTAAACGAGCATCTCCCAAGCTTTCAATAGTGTTACCAGTGTAGAAACTATGGTTGGTTATCGTTTCTAAAGCTGGTTTAAACAGTTGAGGAACTAGTATTCCACCACCCGGCAAGCTATTTGTTACACCTTCCCAGTAAGAGTGAAGTACTTCTTTTCCTGTGCTTGTTCCAGACATATAACGTACTCCCGCTTCTGGGATCGTTTTAAAGAGGAAGCCGACTTCGAACGGTGTTGGTATCTTGATAAATCCATCACCAACAGGATTTTTGATAAGCCAGTTGTTGTCTTTAACATAGTCAGGTAACTTCTTATAGTCATCGTCATTTTGCATTAACATTGCATATGCTGTTGTTACCGCTGCTAACATAAATGCACGTTGTTTAAACAGCTTACGTGCAGCAGCACGTTCTGCGGGAGGAAGTCCGTATCCAGTTGCGGCACGGTAAACAGTATCTAAAGAAGTAATAGATGCAGATAAGAATGGAACCATATGACGTGCATAAAATAAAGTCTTAGAGTTTCCATGCACCGCAAAGTTAATAGATTCACGAGCTTTCATTACCGCAAAGTTAGTAGCATCAGCTTCAGCCATTCCTTTAGCTATAGCGTTAGCTTTCTCTTTCTTAAAGATTGCTACACGAGTTGCTGCATCAGAAGCTTCATGAATTTGCATTAATTTATGCAAAGCTTTATCCAATGTAGATGGCTTAGTCTTTTCTTTGCCAACTTGATTTAAAAAATCATAAATGTCAACAGTACTATCATACTGACCAATTACACCACGCTGGGCAAGCAATTTAGCTTCTTCTGAATCTTTTACCAAAATGCGCATAAATTCTGCGGCTGAATGAAATGGTGTAGTAATACCACTATTAGCTACCAAAGCGGCATGGATTGGATCTTTAATTAATTGACGAACCCAGAACATAGGATTTAATAACGCACCAGCACGTAATAACTTTGTTGATCCAGCCATGAATTTCATCACTGGATTAAGTTCGTAATGCATTGATTCAAATGCGGCTAAGTCAGTTTGGTTATGAACAATTGCATCTACAATCTTGCCGTTCTCTTTGTAGCGTAAATTAATATTGGGATCTGCACGATATAACGGAACTTCGTTGCCTTTATCATTAATTCGGGTAGTAGTTGCCATACCAATAGAACGTAGCTGATCTACCGCAGTTTTGCGTACGTGATTTTGATAAGCCGCAGTTAACATAGCTGCATATTGCTTATCTACGTTTTCCCAAATATTACGATTTAATTCTGATCCTTCAAGCTTAAATATCTTCTTAGTAGATTTAAGACCGGGAGCATTGCTTGTATATTGGTTATTAATCATTTCTTCAAGATCGGCTTTAGAAGCCGCCAAAGAAACGTAATGCTTCTTGGATCGATAAGAATCTGCTTCTTTTTTATCGATTAACCCTACAGTTTCCCAAAGATTTACTAAGCTAGTATTAACATTTTTCCAAATACTAAAGATTTCATTAAGTTCTGGAACATTTTTAATTTGCTTCTCTGCCCAAGCAATTTGTTCTGGCTTAACTTGAAGTTCACGCTTTAAACCAAGACGTGCATCTTCTTCCATGATTTCTTTACCACGTAGAGCACGAGCAACTTCAGCTACGTAAGCACGACCAGACAAACCTGAATCTTTTACAAATTGATTGTCATCTAATTTATCTGCAATCATGTGACTATTTGCTAAATTATTTGTAGCATCCTGTTTAATGATGATTGAGCCATCATTATTTACAATAGGAATACCGCTTTGCAAACCATTCTTAACCAAGTTAATAACTTGAGCATAGGCACGATTTAATAAGTCTGCACGTAACTGACCATCTTTATAAACTTCTTCGTTCTGTAAAGTTTTACTAAGGCTAGAACCTTTATCTACCCAATTATTACGTAGACCAGTCCAGAATTGATCATCTTTGGCTGCGTCAACAACTCCTTTAATTGTGTTGTTTAAACGCTTACCTGCATCTTCCTGTTTTTCTAAAGTGGTTAGATTTTGAGGGGGTGCATTATTTAATGAAAAACGAATGTCAGCAGATTCTGTTGGTTTTTGATTGAAAGCAGACTTAACTTGATTGGATCTAAAAGCAACATAAGTCATATTGTTAGGATTTTTTCTCCTTTCAACTTTTTTCTCACCTTCTCCTTCAAACGTATTTATATACTTTAGTCCATCATATCCCTTGGATTCAAGCACTTTTCGCATTTCATCATAAAACGGTTTGCTTTGCTTAGAAAAAATTGCAGCAGTTTCGTAACTTCTTAACTTGCTTATCTTTCTTTCTGCTTTGATCCTGCTTTCTTCTTTGATGCCGTTTTTTATTGCCTCGGCAGAAAGACGAGATAATTCGCTCACTTGTTTTGCTGAAAGACCAATTTCATCGTATATAAGACCGATAACCTTTTCTGGAACCCAAGCGCCAAGATCTTTACGCAAGAATAAAGGATTTTTAATTGATAAATATACTGGCATTATGTTTGCGCCAGTTGTTTTTTCTTCTCCTTTACCACGTCCCAAAGAAGCTTCATCAATTCTTGTATTGGCTACAAAAGCAGAGCCAAAGTGGTATCCTAAATCGCTTGTTCGGTCAAATTCATTAAAATCTTCAAGCGTACTGTGATACATAACTTTAGGACTTCCGTCTGGGTTTACAACTTCGCTGCCTTCAAACCACTGTTTAAACTCAGGAGTATCAGGTGCTTTTAAAGAATACTTTTCTACGCCTAGCTTTGCGTTACGCTTGGCACGTTCTGCTCTGGTCTGCTCTGTGAAGTTTGCAAATTCTTTGTCACGTTCTTTTGCAATTGTTCGGATGGCTTGCGAGGATTGTTTGATACCTGCATCGAAGCGTTTCCGAAGCCCATCTTTTTCGCTTCCTCTAAACTGAGAATTTCTAAAGCCATTTACCACCTCCTTGTATGATTTTGCCCATGCGCCTTCTTTGTTTTTAGTAATATACAATGATTTATACGTTGCGGGAACAGCAAACATCTTAATATTACCAAATGTTTTTGCAGTTGCGGCTTTTATTGTTTCCGCATCAGGTTTTGTATCAAATCCACCAACATTAATTTCTACCACACTACCATTAGGTTCTTTATAAATATTAAGTGGGTAGCCTAATTCTTTAGATAAAGAATCCAATTCATTAGGAGTTAAATCTTTGTTAGGGAAAAACAATCGATAAGTGTCAGCAGGTCCATCTGTAGGTTTAAACAATGATGCAGCACCAGCAGCTTGATCTAAACGATCGTTTAAAATAGCTAAAAATACTTCAGCCTGTTCATCTGTTAATTGAACAGAATTATTTGCGGAATCTTTAAAATATAAAGGAATGCGCATGTTGGGGCTTAAAGCACCCTCAAAAGTTCCAAAAGAATCAGTATCAATACGACTCATGTTGGCTTTTTTGCCAACAATAGCGCTTACTAAATTTTGAATAATTCCTTTTGCACGTAGGTCTTCAAATGATTTACGTTGTATGCGCTCAAATTTGGTAGTTAATTTTTTAGCCCACGGTTCATCCACGTTTTTAATTTTTTCATATTCAGCATTTGCTTCTAAACCTTTAGTGTTTAATAATGTATTTGATTCAACAGTAGCTTTTAATGCGTTTTGAAATGGCTCAATAGTTCTAGACAACAAGGTTGGTAAACGTGGATCTTTTAAAGTGTTTAAACCAATTTTGTCATTGGTTAATGGCAACCCAGCGTCCCTAATAACCGCAGTAATAGCATCAATTGCTTGTGCATAATCATCTCCAGTTTTTTCTTTATAACTAGTTTCTTCTGCCCGTTGTTCAACCCAACTTAAAGCTTGCAACTGCCAAGACTCATATGGTTGCATTTGTGCGGGAATCATGTTGTTTTGTTCATCACGCAATTTGTTATAAAAACGAGATATAACTTCATATAAAGATTGATTCTTTACAAAGTCTTCTGGATTCATATTAAAAATTGCGGCAACCTGACGATCATTGGTTGTGATCGGTGCTTTATTAGTCATTCCGCTAACATATTTCATTGTGCCAGCAAAATTACCAAATTTTAATGTTTCTAAGTCAGGGTTGCGAATAGCATTTTCTACGGTTTTTTTGCTAATTAAATCTGTATTTATAGGTTTATTTTGTTGATATTCTGAAAATGCGCTAATAGCTCTTCGCATATTTTCAAGTGGTTTTGCATTACCACTTGTACCCGATACAAAGTTAATAAACATATCTTTCATTTGTGCTGGTAACGGCAAATTATTAATTTTTTCACCAGATAATTCATACCAGTATCTTGCAGAATTAGGTAATGACAAAGCATTGTTTAAAAACTCAGCAGTAGGTGGTTTAGCGTTTAATTTATCTACAATGTCTTGTATATATTTGCCCCCTGACTCATTAATAGATTGTTGCCACATATCATTAATTTTACGGTTAGCTTCTTCTGCCCCAAATTCTTCAAAAGGTAAAAAACCATATCCAGTTTCATTTAAATTTCCTTGAGAAAATGGTTTTCCATCAATCATTTTTGTGGGATTTTTAGAAACCACTCGTTGTTGAGGCGGTATAGCACGTTCTAAATCAGCCATAGTGCGTTTATTAACATCTTCTTTGCGCATTGCATACTTGCCTTCCCCGGCAGTTTCTCTGGTAGGTTTAAACTCACCACGGGTTACTCCGCCAAAAATATCATCTGCGGTTTTAAAGCCAAGCCCTGTAAACGCATTACGCACAGCTTCAAAAAACTTACTAAGCCGTTTAAACAGGTTACCAATCATCCCGGCTGGGGGTTTACCCTTATTAAAGTGTTTAAACGCTTCAGCAACAGATTCTTCGAGCATATCAGCCTCGAAGTCTTTCATATCTCTGCCTTCTAGTTCGTACTGATTTTTGTACTTTTCGTATAAACCTGTATCTTTAATGTACTTTTGCAACCATTCGGACTTAGCTTTGTTTTCTAAAACACGCAATTCGTCAGGTCTAAATGCTCCCAAATCAATCAAAGCGTGAATAGATTCGTGATCTAGTTCGCCTATTGGGTCTTTGGCATCAACTGCCATTTTAATTAAACCAGCATGATAAGACGCATTTGCTGCACCATTAGCAATAGAATCCATCATACGAACGGCTACATCTGCCAGTCCATATTGACGTAAACGCTTTACTAATTCTGCTTTAATTTCAGGGGCTAATTCTTGAACTTTTTCATTAAAGATGCCTAGCTTTGCTAAACGCTCGTTAGCGCCTTCCAAGCCTTGTTTGGTAGTTACCCCCCTAAAATCTTTAGAAATGCCTTGGCGCTCGTTTAATTCGTTTTTAGCCATCTCCGCATAGCGTTTTGCCAAAGGATGGATATCCCCACTAGGCAATAATTGTTGCGGTGCAGCAGTAATTACTTGTTTTAATACATCATCATGCAAACGGCTCATGCCGTGTTCTTCTGCTTCCTGTTTATTAGGAAAACTACCCATACGTTGACCATCTTCGTATAGAGTAAATACTTCACGTCTACCTCTGCCTTCGCCAACTATTTCTCTGCGAACGTCCATCCCCGCTGGGGCATTAGCCATTGGGTGGGCTGGGATAATGGTTTGTAAATAAGTAGGATTGTCTGGTGTTGACGATTTATCTGGACGTACATTTAAACTAACATCGCCCCTACGAATCATTTCGTCTAACAATAACTTAGCATCTTCAGCACGTGGTTTATTTCCTTTACCCAAGAACGTAGATCCTTGGATAGTTTTCATAACATCAGCTTGACTCAGTTCTTTGTTTTGGGCTAAATCTGCTTGAACTGCTTGAACGGCATCTTCATAATCTCCGTGATGCCAAGGGGTAGCATTAGTCAATCCTTCTGGAAGAATGGTTTTAGCGCCCTCATTTACAGGAATAGCACTTAAGGCTTTTGCCACAGCATGACGCTGGGCATAGGTCATATCTTTAAGATTGTCTGTCCCAGTGGTGCGCATTAAAAAGTCATTAAAACCTTTTGTGCCAGTCTCAATACCTTTCTTTTCCGCCATTTTTTCAACTTGAGCGGGAGCAAAATTATTTTCTTTAGTGTTTGTATAGCCGTGTTGAACTGTCAATAAACGACTAAGGTCTTCTGGATTAGCGCCAGCATGAGATAAGTCTTCAATAGACATTTCTTTTAAACGTGGCTTGCCGTGATCCATTTCACGCATATCGTTAATTTGATCGAATGCACCTTTGCCAAAGATATTATCAACAGCTTGTTGACCAAAATGACCGTTGTAGTTTTGCAACATATCCTGTTGGATAGCTGGAGCCATGTTTTTTTCTGGAACGGGAGCGGCAGCCTCTGGCGCTGGCAATGCTAAAGGGGTTGGATATGTTCCAGTAATAGCTTGTTGACTTTGTTGTAATTTTTGCTGTTCTTCTAATTGTTTTTTACGTTCTTCAGCTTGTTGCTGTAAAGCCAATAACTTAGCCTGACGAGGTTGTTCTACGTTTTTGTCATAATAATGACCGGGAACAGCAATAGTGCCACCTAGAACTGCACCGCCAATGAAGTTATCAAAATATTCTTTGCGAGCTTGCTCATCGCTTATGTCAAGACCAGCCTGAAGGCGTTCAAATACCTGTTGACCAGCCTCGTTTAAACCTTCTATAGTTGCAGCTTGCGCAGCTTTGCCACCATACTCCATAGCTGTGGCAATTTTGCCTTTGGGCATATTGTTTGCTAACTGTTGTTTAGCAATTGCTGCGGCTTCATCATCCGCTAATTTAATTCCTGCTTTGCTAAAAATATTTTTAACACCGGGAAGCATATGGCTGGTAGCAATATCTAAAATAGATTGCGGAACAGCGGCTGCGGCTGCACTTCCTAAACTTGCATCGTTTAAACTCTTACCTTCTTCAACCTGCCTTGCAAGATTTGTGCCAGTAAATTGACCTAAGTTAGCAGTAAAACCAGCAATAGCTGGAGCGCCAATAGCACCAATTCCCAAACCAGCAATCGCTTCAGGTGCAGCGGCTACTGCGCCAGCGGCGGCTAAAGGAGCCACCATATAAGGAACGGAACTACCTAATAATTCTCTAAACTTTTCAAATGGTGCTTCGTCCCAACCTTTTTCAGTTGGTTTAAACATTTTTTCAGATTTAGCTTTTTGTTTATTAAAATACTCTTCAGCATTTTGAGTATCCATTAAACCTAATTTTCCAAGAACAAGAGCGCCTTCACCCTTCATTCTTTCATAGGAAGATTTGGATGCACCAGAGAACCCAGTGTCGGGTTTTACTTGGGCATCATGGATAGCTTCCGTTTGTTCCTTAACAGCCTTTTCAATTACAGACTGTTCGGTATTTTCAGGAAATTCTAACCTTGTGCCGTCAAATAATTCGGCTATTATTGGCATATTTATTTAATTTGTTTACCGCTACTATCGTATCTTATTACATTACCACCACCAGATGAAGGTGTTGAATAGTCAAAACCATAGAAATTTTTATGAAGTTGATTATATGCTGGATCATTTTGTAATGCGACCGCTATTTGACGTTGAATTTTTGCTTGAATATCAGGATCATTAATATTTTGAGTTGGATCCAATTTCATTCCAGCAAGAATTTGATTACGTATTGCATTTTCTTTAGCCATTACTTGTTTGCCAAGGAATTCTTTTTGACGTTCCTCTAAAGCTTGAGCAGATGTCCCAGCCAATCTTCCTTGAGTTTGTTGAGCAATCTCATGCAATTGTTTGCCTCTTATCAAAGAAGCCATAGTTTTGTCACGATTAGCTGCTTCAGCAGCGGCAAGTTTACGAGATTCGCCAAGGTTTTGTACACCAGCTAAAGCGCCTTTACCAATGTTTTCCATAGCATGTTGAGAACTACCACCCATCATGCCAAGACCAGCAGTTAATAAAGCCATATAATTATCAATAGATTTTTGTTTACCAGATTGAGCTTCTCCAGCTTCCATTTTTTCCATTAGCTTTTGATATGGATCTACAGTTGTAGGAACAGAATTATCAGATTTAGCAGGAGGTGGCGCTGCATTTACATTTGCCATACCGCTAGTTGCATTATTTAATTCTGCTTCTGTACCAGCACGACTTGATCCTCTAACCATCTCATCATAAGTTAAACCAGCTTGACCAACTGGCGCTCGCTCAGATTTTTTGGGAGGCTGTTTAACGCCCATTAATTCATTTTTAATTGCTTTTGCAATACCGTAATCTTCTTTGTCATAATCAGAAGAAGAAGCTCCAATATCACCAAAAAGTGCGTATGGATTATCTGTTCCAGTAACTAAACCAGCTTCAGCAAAATGCTTAACTTCTCCACCTTTAGCTAAAGATACAATGCCTTGACCAGTCTTTTGATTTAACATAGAAAGAACTTGACCTACGCTCTTATCTTGTAAATTAGGATTAGCTTTTAAGACGGCGGCAGATACAGCGCTTGACATTGGAGTATCGGGATCTTGTCTTAATAATTTTTTAGCACCTTCTAAACCAAACATGTGAGAAGCATACACTTCTCCATAAGTTGGATCACGACCTAATGTACGTTTTAAACCTTCAGCATTTTGACGTACATATTTAGCACCTAGTTCAGCATTCTTTTCTGGATTAAACTGTTCGCCTTCTTTTCCGCCCATTGCTTTCCAAGTAGAATCTGTAAATTGGAAAAGACCTTTAGCAGAACTATTTGGATTGGCAGCGTTTGATTTATAACCGCTTTCTATACCAGCAATCTTATTTAACAATTCATGAGGAAGTTTGTTTTCTTCCGCCTTGCTTCTTAAAATATCTTGAATACCTTTTGAACCGCCAGCAGGGATTGGTGACTCAAATTTAATACCAGTTCCTTTGCTTTCTGGTTTTAAACCAACACCAGCATTGCGAATTGAACCAACTCCTTCGTTTGCATAAGCTTGATTCTCAAGCGCAGCTTCCATCGCTTGTAAATCTTCTTCTTCATCTAGCTGATCTTGATAAGCTTCTGGAATGTCTTCATCGCTTAAACCGCCACCAGCAAAAGCAACGATACCGCCACCAGCCATTTCTTCAGTTGGAAGATTGGTTGGAAGCTGTTCTACACCATGTTGAGCCGCTTCTTGCATTACTTGCTGGGCAATAGGAGGTTGCTGTGGTTGTTGTTGACTAGCTTTAGCCATCTGAGCTTGCTTCATTTTATCTTGAAGCAAAGGAATGCCAATATAAGGAGGCAATGATCCACTTTGAATGGCTTGCTGTAATTGTGGGATAGAAAGCTTTTGTGCTTCACCCATGCGGGACATTAGACTATTTATCATATTAAGGTCTATTCATAGCGTTATACAAGCCCAAACCAGCAATACCAGCGGTTCCTATGCCAGCCGCCTGAGAAACTGCGCTTGGAGCGGCTTGATATTGTTGTACGGTAGAAGACTGCAATGGCAAACCACGTAACTGAGCATTCATAAATGCAAGCTGTTGCTCTGGGTATTGTTGCGCCACAGCATAGTTTTGAATTGCTTGATTAATAATTTGTTGTTGCTGTGCTTGTTGTTGAGCACCAGCAGCATTTTGGGCAGAATAAATTCCTTGTTGCGCTTGTAGCTGTTGACCACCAATACCAGCTAAAGCTTGTGCTCCTTGAATACCAGCTTGCGCACCTTGTAAATTCATGCCAGCTACATTGGTAGCTTGCTGTTGAGCATTGTTATAAGCCTGACTATAGGCATTACCAATTAATTGATTATTAGCCAACATTTGATTTTGTTGGTTTAAACCAGCCATTAATGCTTCACGACTGCCACCAAAAGCACCTTGACGAGTAGCTTGTCCTTGTTCTTGCGCTAATTGCTGACCGTATTGTTGGTTTTGTAAAGCTAAAGCTGGTTGTAATGTATTTTGCAAATACGGATTCATGTACTGAGACATTGCTGAACCACTAGTCAATGTATTTTGCAAACCTTGTCCAGCGCCTAAAGCTTGTCCAATACCAGTTGTAGCGGCATTACTAGCCTGTCCATACTGACCGGGAACATTAAGATTAGCAACACCTTGCATTGCTTTGTTTTGCAGTGGGCTAAATCCAGCCACATAATCAGAAGGATTTGAGCTATATGGAACGTATGGTTTAATGCCAGTAATATTGCCGCTGGAATCCATATTAAATAATTGTTGCTGCGTTGCACCAAGCATTGCCTCAACATAAGGTTGAGCATATTCAGGAATGTTGGTATTCTGAACTGTAGTTTGTGTAGGAGCAGAAGAAGCTGGAGGTGGAGAAGAAGGACCGCCACCCTCTAAAGTCATTCCGCCGCCAAACAAACGTGTTCCAGTGCGTGGACTAAACGCTTTTTCTGGCAACATTGACTCTAAACTGTATCTCATAATTTACCCTAATATCTTTGTAAATACTTTATCTGTCCATTTATATCCTAAATACTCAAACAGTTTTGAATGATCTAAATGCACTTTAGTATGCATAACAATCCGATTAATACCAAACTGCTTTAATACTTTTTCAGCGTACTGAAACAACTTAATTCCTACTCTACCTTTGCGATAATCTTTTCTTACAAAGTACAAATCTTCAAAAGCCGTTACACAAGATTTGTAATGCATATGGCGACTAACGGTAAAAACAATATACCCAATTAACTCTCCATCTGCCCTACATGTAATACAACGTAGCATCTTTGCTTTTGCTAGTGCTTGGTACGCTTCAATATCTGGTTCTAACGGGTACTCTTTTGTGACGCATAACTCTTCATAATGTAGAGGAAATAAAGCTTCAAACTCTGGGAGAAATTGTAGTGCGTCTACATCCTCGTAAATTAATTGTGTCATGCTGGCAAATATTTACTTGCTTTAATTTGTTTTCCTTGCTTTGGATTTCCTGTGCGAGCTTTACGAACTTTATCCATCATTTTGTATAAATGTTTTGCACCAGCATCGGTTGAACCATTTCCTAAATGAGAAACCACATCAGCAGGAACAACAAATTCACCATCAGCCAAACGAGCTTCTTGATGACCACCGATTTTTGCTGGAATATTGTCAGACATTCCATCACCCGGACCCTTTAATAAACGACCGCCGTCAGAATAAGAACCTAAATTGCTAATACCACCACTAGCATAAGATAAATCTGTAGGCATTAGACCTCCAGCTTTACCACCACCAGCGCCAGTGCTTGAACCATCAGAAATATTAAAATTATTTCTAAACATAAACGGATTTTGTGTTGCTGCTGCTGATGCAGCTTCTTCAGCCGCAATCCTATCCTTTTCGGCTTGCCATGCTGGATTATGAGGGATCAGCATTGGATTGTATGAATTACTAGAATCCATTATTGGCGCTCTTGTTGGGGTTGGAATGCTGTTATATGAATAAGAAGCATCATTTTGTTGCGCTGCTGGCAATGAATCAATACCATAAGATTCGTATGATGGACGATATATATGACCATCCATAGAGCCGCTTACACCACCAGTATCAAATCTTGTAATGCCGCCTTCCGCATAAGAAGATCCAGCCATACCAGAGTAATTGGCTTTATAAGGTGGATTTGGCTGAGTTACTACGTCAGGTTGATAAGTGCTTGGATCATAATGAAACTTTTGTAATGGTCCGCCTTTATAAATAGCGTTTGGAGGGGTATAAGCCCCCGCTGGTTTTTGACCCAAAATTCCTAAAGTAGCGGGAGCCGCCGCAGCAAACATTTGACCTGTTGTAGCACTAAATGGTTGCACTACAGGAGCCAAGTCTTTAATGGCGGAATTATAAGTTTGAGTATATTTTGCAGCATCGGCTGCTGGTATTGCACCTTGTTGAATTTGATTTGCAATATCTTTTGGTGTTAAAGCCTGTAAATTTGTTTCGCCGGGAGCCAAATCGCTTAATGTATTTGTTGCTTTCATGGCAGCTTGATTGGCAATATTTGGATCAGCACCAGCTTGAACTAAAGCGTTAGTTCCTTGCATGTAACCAGATATACCTCCACCAACACCACCTAAAAGGGCAGAGCGACCAATATCTTGACCCGTAACCCCAGCGGCTAAACCACTTAGTCCAGCGCCTGAAACAGCACCAGCGCCCGTTAAAGCGGCAGTGCCTTCAAGACCCATAAATCCGCCTTCAGCATCCAGCAAAGCGGGAGCTAATTCAGGGGCAGCCACTCCTGCGGCTATCATTAGCCCCATATCCAATAAGTTACTACCGCCTCCACCATTGCTGCTCATATATATTCCTTAAAGAATTTTGCTCATTTTACCATGATATTGCGTTTAAACAATACTATGAAGTACCGTTCGCTATTAAAATACCTTCAAAATCAACCCCAATTGCAGTAGTTCCAGTATTGGTTTGACATTGAATTTGTATGTCTGTTTTTGCTGGAATTTGAACTGGGGATTGTCTTGTAACTGTGTAATTAGCAGTAAATGGGTTTTGTGAAATAACCGTTGAAATACCATTAGAAGCATAAGTTTGTGCTTTATAAGTCACATAACTAGTAGTGCTTCCACCCAATTGAGATTGCATGTTTATTCTACTAATATAAAGACTATAACCATTGGGTACTGTATAAATAGCCATTTGAGATCTACCAATACCAATTGCTATTTGGGCATAAGTTACTGTTTTTGCTGCGTTTGATAAATAAATAGTACCTACCGCATTATTACTTCCAGTAATAGAAATAGAATTTATTCTTAAATAACTTCCCGTTGTAACCGCCCCTAAAGTTCCTGTACAAACTAAAATTTCAGAAGAAATGTTATATGCTGTATCTAAGCCATTAATTTGCACAGAAACGCTAGTATCAGAAGCGGAAGAGCTATACAAAGTCATTGGAATTGCTGATGGCGGATATGTATAAGCAATAGCATTTTCCCAAATTGGGATAGATGTTGCGCTACCAACTGATGTTTGATAGCCAATAATATTAACTACGGATGTACCAGAAACTAATCCACGAGATACTTGCAAGTATGGCGGCAGGGCATATGGCGATTCGTTATTGGTAACTACAAAGTTTGGATTTGATGATGTTCCTGATCCCACAATTTGTCCTATCGCTGAGTCAATTTGATTAAAATAAAGACGCAATAAGTTTTCAAATTTATTTTGAAAATCTGCATCGTATTCCTGTGGAGCTACAGGAAGGTTAGGTGCTTTTGATGGAACAATGCTAAAAACAGTGGTCATCTTCTACCATCCTGTTTAACATCAAAACGAGTATTACCTATTTGCCAAGATACCCCAATAGTGTCGGAATAGCATTTAAGCGATAACTGTCTTCCACGCAAACGAGTATAAACTTCACCTGTAAATTGCTGAATAGTATATTGAGACGGTGTTGGTGTTCCAAAGGTTTGGCTGCTAACAACAGGGTTTAAATCGGTTGTTCCATAAGTTGTTCCGTTGTTTAAACGGGGATATAAAACAATTGTAACTTGTGGATTAGCTTGATTAGATCCATTAAAGTTTATATCTGGCAACATCCTCCACACAAATCCAAAATGCTGACCGCTGTTATTATTATCTGATGCCATTATTCCAAAATCAGAAGATTGAACATAAGCATAAATTGGCTGTGTGCTAGAGGTGGCATTATCATCTACACCGCTCTCGTGATATAAAAGACGGCTGTTGTAGTCAGCAGCAATTGGGTTTCCTTGAATATTATTCTGTAACCATGCTGTTCTACCATTTAATGCCCAAGCTTGTCCAGTTCCAGATCCAGTGCCTGTAGCAATAAAGTAAGTTCCTACGTTGTTATTAGCTGCGCCAATTGCAGTAAAGTTAGTAGTTCCTACTGTAGAAATAACATATTGTTTTCCAACTACAAAAGAACCAGCGCTAACTTGAACAGTTTCAAATGATCCATAAGACCAAACATCATCTAAATAATTGTAAACAACATATTTATCTATGCTTGCGTCTAAACTTTCATTGCTTACATAGAACCACCAAACTTCATTAAATCCTTCGCTCGTGCCAGCAAATATTTGATATGATTGGTCAAGATTAATGTCATCAAAAACGTATTGGCGCAATGTGCTAGGTAAAGTATGAACTGTACCGTCATATTTATAGAACTTACTATTACCCATCCAATAAGTTATATTGTTGATAGTAATCATGCAATTTGGGGAAACAACAGATATGTTATCCATTAATAGTTGGAATGACCAAACATATGGATACCCTACATATTGCATTGTGTAAAGGGCTGTATTAGTCCAAATTAAAATTTCTTGTCTGGTAGATCTTGCTCCTAAAATGTAGGAACCATTAGTTAGTACATACTCACCAGATTGGTTTGTTGTTTGTGGAACCCATTGATAAGCATTTGCTTGATCTGACCAACGAACCAGCATTGGATTAAATGTAGAAGAATATGTTCCACCATTATATGAATTAGATCCAAATACAATAACAAATTGTTGTATAGATGATGCAACAACTTGATATGTTTGAGTTGGCACATATTTACCAGCAAAAGAAACATTATAATTGCCAAAACTAGCAGAAGTAGTTGCTGAAGACAAAGGAATTGTAGTTGATCCAATAACATAACTAGAGGAAACATAAGTACCAGAAGCTATGCCTTGTCCAGTTACAAAAGAATAAGGGTAAATACCAGCAGCAGAAGAAGCAATTGCAGTGGAAGATCCACTAGCAAACGTAAACGAAGTAATCGTACTTGCAACAGTATTGGCAATAGATGATAAAGCCAACGCTCTAGTTCCAACACCATTAGCATCTTGCCAATAGTAAACTTGTCCACCCCTAGGAGCCAATACTAGATCAGCGCCAAAGTTATCATTAGTCCATAAACGAATTTGATTTCCAATACCTCCGCCACCAGTGTATGCTGTTCCCCATCCACGAGTACCACCTTGCTCTTGAACTGTTATTGCAGATCCGCCGCCAGCCATTGAAGTTACAGCGGTTTTTTGGATAACAATAGTGTAGGTATTTACATCTATAATGCTATTAACTTGAAACGTTGAATTTAAATAATATGCTGGAATTGAATCGGCAAGCAATCCATAAAATCCAACCTTTTTAGAGGTTGTTGGTATAGTAAAAGATCCCGATGTAAATGTAAAAGTAGGCTTTACAGTTTGCATCGTTTGAGCGCCAGAAATATATAAATATTGTCCAACCGCAGTAAATCCATGATTAGGTTGCGTAACTGTAACAATATTGCTACCAGCAGTAATTAAGAATGGGTCTGTTCCTAAAGATTGACTAATAGGTCCAGCTAATCCGCCCCACGGTCCTTCTCCCCAGCCCGTGCCAACACTATAGTAAATTGCTCCAGTTGGGTATTCATACTGAACAACTACTCCAGTTCCGCCAGTGGCGGTTGTTCCAGACCTTGTATTATTAATGGTGTATGTAGTTGCTGATGGTACGCTAGTAACTATATATTCACCGCTAATAAAAACACCGCCAACTGTTGTAGATGTAGCAAAATTAACATAATCACCAACACTTGGGTTATAAGTTGAATCGGTAATTGTAATGGTGGCTGGAGAACCCGCAGTAGAAGCAATTGCGGTTGTTCCTAGCGTAGCAGTAACATAAATTGGCGTAATATCATTAAAAGATCCGCCATTGTAAATATAGTATTTAGAGTTTGTTCCAACACCAAGATAAGTCGCTCCAGAGCCAGAATCCGAATCAGACCAAGCCCATAAAGCACGGCAAACACCAAGATATTGATTTGGGCTTACCTGAGTCCACCCGCCAATTTTTTCAGGTTGACCATTACGAAAACGAATTTTATCCCCATCATACCAGCCACCTTCATTGGTATAATTAGTACCTTCACGATTTAATCCGGGTTTAAAAACGAGTTTTTGTAATGGCATAAGGTTTTACCCTAGTATTTCTAAGGCTTTATTAGTTTTAGCAATACGATCGTCCAAACCCAATGTTCCACCATTGATTCGCTTAGTCATTGTCTCATAATCGCCCATATCTGCCAAGTCGTTTAAACCATGTTTGTTCCAAAACCAACCAGCACTTAATGCTGCATATCGTGGATCCAGCAGTAAAGCAGGGTTAGACAAAAGGTCAACACCAATAGCCAATCCGCATCGTCCATAGTTATCCTTGCCAGTTAACTGAATAAGTCCTCTGCCTAAAAACTTAGAAGCTTCTTCTTCATTAGTGTTTCCTAATCTACCGTTGTATACCTTGCCAGCAATTTTAGCGGGTTGACGGGCATACTGGTCAGCTATTTCTTTGGTTGGGAAACGGCTGGGCCAAGTCTTCATCAATCCTTCTGCGCTGTAATTAAGGTTTTCTTGCAAAGTCTTAAAATTACCAGATTCATGAGAACACTGACCAATAAACGATGCTTGACGCTTTGATGTATTAATTTCATATTTGTCAAAAGCAGCTTGTAATGGCTCCTCCCATTTAGGATCAATACCTAGGGTCTGTAATGCATTACTTAGACTCATCATCACTTCCTATTTTAATGCCTGTAATTAAACCAATAAAACCACCTACAATGGTTTGAAATGCTGGACCAATAATTGCAAATACTTTATCTGTATCAAAATTAGGGTCAATAACAGCGTAACTAAACATTAAAAGCATAGCTATTACAATAGCCACCAATGACCAAGCGGCAATAATCATAATGTGTTCTTTAGAATTCATTTGTCTTTACTCTTCATATCCATAATTTTCTCAAGGGTACGTCCTCCAAAATAAAAAGACATAATCAACATACCCCACTGCCCAAGTAGTTCTACGTAGGTTTTATTGGTATCTAAATCAAAAGCAGACATCATTGCAAATACAAAATAACCGACTAAAATAGCAATTAAAGTCATAGGACGAATATTTTTAGAAAGCCATGAATCAGATGACATATCCGCTTGCGCCCTCTTGGTTAACTCTTGAGACTCTGCCGTATCTGCTTGCAGTTCTGCTAGTCTGCCTTGTTGTTGTAACTCTACCAACTTTGCTTGTGCTTCTGCTTTGGCGGCTGGATCGGGTATAACCTTATCAAGGATTTTCATCCCAACGCCAATAATATCGTCTATACCAAACATGACATTGCTCCCCAGTAACTATAACAAAAACTTAAATATACAATCATCCTTTAATACCCCAAGTTAAATACCAAGCAATTAATGCCGCCGCTGCAAAACAATATAGTTGTACTCGCCTTATTGCTTTTATATCATGTTGAAATTCTTCATTATCTTTACGTTGAAGGTTTTCAATATCCAACTTAATCTTTAATACTGCGTCCCATTCTTTAGCGCCATACTTGCGCACAAACTCAATTTTTAATCTTGCCTCTTCATCGGAGATTTGTTTCTTATGCTTCCATGCTTCAAGCGCCCTAATAAGCGCCATTTCTTTTCTTGCTTCTGCTTCCCGTCTTTCCCGCAGTCTTTCTTGGGCTTTCTTTTGGGCTACATCTAATCCATCCTTTTGTATACCCTCAATGCTTTTAGACAGCCCTTTACTAGCCTCCCGACTTGCATCTAGGCTTCCGCTAAGAGTCTTTGCTCCTTCGGTTAAACCAAACGGATCTACCATAAAACACTTTTATTTTGCCTTTTTTGCTGGTGCTTTGCGAGTAGTGGCTTTTTTTATCTGTGGACGTTTCTTTTTTTCTTCTACAGGCAAGTCTATTAATTTACCAATCTGCATATCAATTTTAGGCATATAGCCTAGTTTGTCCATAATCCATGTGAATGTAAAATTCATTTTTAATCCTTTTGTAAATTATATTTATCAGCAAAAACATTAACAAATACAGAATTATCTTCTAATGCTTCAATTTCATGCCATTTACCAGCAGACAAGTTTAAAGGTTGAGAATTTTTATCAATAATATATTCTTTAAATCCACCATTTAAATCGTCTACTCGAACTATACAAGAACCACCATTACACATAGTTGCATGAGAAAACTCGTGAGCGTGTTTAGGCAATCCTTCACCTTTATTAGCGTGATATACAGCTAATCGTGTATTTTCATATGTAAAAAAATGAATTGGTAATATGATTGCTACGGATAATGCATATGTCATACCGTCATTGTTCCAGTTGTTAATGGTTGTTGATCGGCTGGTGCAGATTCTACATTAAGGTGGTCTGGTAACGGCAATGGAATAACTAAAGATTCGATATCGGCTGTATTAGGGATACCAGCATCAAGTTTTTCTCTACGGTCAATAATATGTTGAGGATACATATTTTTTAAATAATTATTTAACTCATCACCAGATATAAATAAACCGTCATCTGTGAATGGAAGGTCTACGTTATATGTAGCTAAAATTTCTTCGTTATATTTAAACATAACAAGAATACTTCCAGTTATTTTATTAAAATCGATAATTTGATAACTTATCATTTTTTTCTTTCTATTTTTTTAAGCAATTGGACCATAACGAGTACCAAAAGCAGTCCAAGTAATATTTGAATTTCCTGATACAGCATAACCAGCAGCGCCGCCGCTAAATGGACCAACTGGGGTTGGAGGAGGACTATAACCATAAGTATAAGAATAAGTTCCACCAGTACCGCCACTACTACCCCATCCACCGCCGCCGCCACCATCACCACCGAGATAAAGAGTTCCTGAACAACCACAAACACAATAATTATAATAAGAACCTGCACCACCGCCACCTGCACCGCTAACTGTTCCAGCTCCACCAGCATAGCCATAAAAAGGAATTGGAGTAGAATTGCCTTTATAACCACCCGCAGCACCGCCAGAAGAATTGGTTAAACTAGTTCGACCACCGCCACCGCCACCGCCAGCAGCCGCATACGGAGTGCCAGCATTTCCATACTGACCTTGACCGCCACCGCCGCCACCACCGCCACCAGCAATTACGTTTGTATTGTTAATGGTTACTGGAACAGAAACAGATAATGCTGTACCACCAGCCGCTCCACTGCTACCTGTTGGAGTCCAATAGTATCCACAACAAGGACCAACACAAGTAAAAATAGCGCCGCCACCTTCACCGCCATCGCCACCCCTACCCACAATAACACCGCCATTATTTACTGTAACACCATTTGGAAAAGAGCCATTAATAGTTAATGCTGGACTGCCTGTCGATGTTGAGTAAATATATATGCCACCAATATTAGCAACAACTTTTGAATCGCCATTCCAACCCGCTGCAATAGCCAAACTGCGTAAATTAGCATTAGCTGTATTACTAGAAATAGAAAAAGTAAAAGTATTTGCTTTTCCATAAAAGTTAGTTGGCATTATAATTGTAGAATTTGGTGTTGTTACTCCAGCCAAAGTTCTTACGCTACCATCGTTTAAACTGATTTGAGTTCTACCATTACCATTAAGTTCAATCTCAATAGATTGTCCAGCCGTAGTTCCAGCTAAACTAATTGGTCCAGAAGCGTTAAGAGTCATAAGTTATGCCTTATGGAGTTCCGTATGCAGTTACGTTAGCAAGTGTTATTAAGTTTCCAGCGGAATCTATAGAAGCTACGTTTCTTCCACCAAAAGCAAAATATATTTTATTATTTGTTGGGGTTACCGTCCATATTGCGGAACTTGTTATTGTTGTGCTTGCTACCGATTGTGACGGCGAAACGGTATACGTTCCCACTCCTCCAGAGCCTGTAAGAAAAGCGGTAATAATTGTGCCAGCAGTAATGCCCGTGCCAGAAAGGGTTTGACCAATATAAATAGTGCCGCTAGTAATAGCGGATGCATTTAAAGTAGTAAGCGCTACACTTCCTGTAAATACTGAAACAAGTGAATTTGAGGCTACGCTGCTAACTGCAAAAGCCGTTGCGGTGCCGGTGATGTTAGTTCCAATTAAAGTAACAGGAGTTCCTAAGTTTGGTGAAGTTAAAACAGGGGAAGTTAAAGTAGCGTTAGTAATTGTTGGGCTTGCAGAAAGAACAAGGCTTACTGATCCTGTGGAAGTAGAAACTCCTGTTCCGCCTGATGAAACTGCTAATGGGCTTGCCAAAGTAATAGATGTACTAGTCACTGTCATAGCGGTTACGCTACCAGCAGTCTGGAATTGCATTACTCCAGTAGAGTCTGAAGTTATTGTTAATGCTGTTAACGATGTTACGCCAGCAATAAAAGTAGTCGCCATGTTAGGTTCCTGATGTAGAGGCTAGTAAATAATAGACTGTGCCGCCAATATTAATAGCTATTTTATTGGTTACTGTATTGGTAGATGATGAAGAAACCGCAGTAGATACTATTGCATTACCAGTAGTAGTTGGAAAAGTAATGGTAGTAGCGCCAGCTACTAAAGGAGCGGCTAATGCTATTGCGCCACTTGTATCACCAGAAATAGAAAATTGTGCCATTATGCTGTCCTTACTAAAGAGGCTTGAAATAAACTGGTAGAAATAGTCTCAGTTCCAGTTCCACTAACTCTTCCAGTTAATTGGATGTAATCTCCTGTTCCATTTAAATAAACAAGTGATGAAATATTTGATATTGCGTTAGTGTAAATTGTAGCCGCATTATAAACAAAAGAGCCAACAGAAAAACCAAATGGATTAGATCCATTTTTTATAATTTCAACATCTACTAAGTATGTTCCTGTGCTTCCTTGACCGTTACAAGTTCCAAAAACTTGATAATAACCAGCAACAGGAGGACAAAATGCATATGCTGGGACAGAAAGACCATTAAGAGTTACAGTTGAACCAGTATTATTAAAAGCACCAGCAGTATCGTAAAAATTAGGAGTTGGTGTTTTTGTATTAACTGTAATTACGGTTGAAGTATTATTTACAATAGTTTGAGATCCTGAAAAATACGCACTAAACGCTGGCATATTAGCACTAACCATTACAACGCCAGCAGCAGTGGTTGCTGGGAAGATAACTGTTGTAGAACCAGCAGTTGCAGGAGCAGAAACAATAACGCTTCCTGATACACTACCGTTAAGGGTTAAAGCACTGCCGTTAATAGTTAAAGATTTTAATGTCGTTGCTCCAGCAGTTGCAGTAAATGTTCCGCCTACAGATAAATTACCAGTATCTGTTAATCCAGTAGAAGTTAAAGTACCATTAACGTTAAAGTTACCAGCAGAACCTGTTTGCGCTGAATAAAAACCAGTGCCAGTGCCGCTAACGTTATAAGCATCACAGTAGCATTGTGCTGTTACACCAGTAGGAATAACTAGTGAAACTGCGCCGCCTGATGCGGTCATAGTAATGTTTTGACCAGTAGCATTGGTTACTATATAAAACTTGTTTTGTAATGGAGCAACAATAGTTACCGTGGTTGCTGGGCTTCCGTTAAACACTAAAACTTGGTTTCTAGAATCGCTAACAATACCGTTTAAATTGGTTAATGTATAAGATGTTAAACCTGTTAATGAGATAGCACCTACCCCAGTAATTGCTTGTTCTAGCAATGTACCGAGGTTTGTATTAGTGGTGTTACCCCAAGTGCCAGATTGGTCACCTGTAGCCATTAAGGCTAATTTAAGCGATGGGGAAAATGTAGTTGTCATAACTAACCTTTAGATTAAGACCAGTTGCCCTGAGATGTAACGGCTGCTGCGCCAATGCTGCGAATACGGAAGAACGAGTTAGTCTGAACGATTGCGGCAGATGCTACGGATAATGAGACCGATGGAATGATTGTTCCAGCGACAGTTACACGTAAAATTCCGCTAATTGAAGACGATCCAAAAGTACCTGTACCAGCAGTTGCTAATGCCGTATTAGCTGCCGAGTTAAACGAAATTTGCTGGTTGGTTGCAGTTGCCAATGAAGTTGCTTGTACCGCAGCCGTTGCTGTCCAACCTTGTGTATAGGTTGCTGTACCAGCAAAAGCAAAGCCAAATGTACCTGAAGTGGCACTTAAACCAGTTAAAGCAAAGTTGCATTCAAACTCATATGCACCCGGTTGCAAAGTAATTGCGCCGTTGGTAATAACGTTAAATAGTTTTTGCGCACCAGTCTGAGAAGTTAAAGTGTAGTTTGCAGAAAGAACTGCATATTGCTCAGAAAGCTGAACACCACGCTGTAAACTAAGTGGTGTTGTGTAAAAGTTTGTACCATCATACTCAATTGCACCAGTCGTTGCACTTGTTAAGTTAGTACCCGCTGTTAAGTTAAGTGGGGCAACTGTCGCTGTACCAGCCACTAGAGAAAGGTTATTTGCTCCAGTGATGAGTCCTGTTACGCCGTTTACTTGAATAGCCATGATTTATTCCTTTAAATTAATGTCCAACTACTAGTTGAGTTTATGGTTACGATTGCAGATATTGATACTGGTGTTGTCCAATGACCGTTACTGTTAGCAGTAATCGTATAATTGGTTGATAAGGTATTTGGTTGCTCTATAGCGGTAAATGCTCCAAATGCTGCTGATGTACTACCAATCGTAGTGCTATTTAACGTACTGGATGTAATATTCATTGACGTTAAAGTGGCATTACTACCAGTAAATAAACCTACTAAAGTTGCAGCACTTGCTGTAATTGCACCGTTTAATGTTGGATTAGTTAATGTTGAACTGGCAACTACTACGTTGGATAAAGTTGCGTTAGTTCCAGTAAATAGACCAGTTAAAGTAGCGGTACTTGATGATAAAGTACCTACCAAAGTAGCGGCGCTGGCAGTTACTGATCCAGTTAAAGTAGAGTTAATAATTGTGGCATTAGAAATCGTACCGCCACTTAAAGTGCTTGGTGTTACTACTACGTTGGTAATTGTTCCGCCAGTAATATTTACAGAAGATGATGAAAAGTTGTTGGCTGTAAAAAGACCAGTAGAGCTAATAGTAGCCGCATCACTTGTGGCGCTATTTACTACAAAGTGAATAGCATTTGATGTAGTTGTTCCTAAAGCTAGATCACCAGATGTTGCAGTTAAATAAACATAGCTTGGTTTACTAAATACACTAGTGCCAGTAAAGCTACTACTGTTAATACCAAAGTCACCATAATAAGTGGTTGAAGTAGTTAAATCATTGCCAACAACTACGTCAGCAGAAGCGGCTGATCCAGAATTAGTATTTTGGATTTCCATTTGAGTATAGCTATTTTGACTAGACTGCATCGTCAAAATATGGTTTACGTCTGTGTAACCTAATGATCCGTAATAAAAAGCACCTCTATTGCTTGATGCAGTAACATCGCCGTTAGCGCCTACAGATGTAAATAAACCAGTATTTTGTGTGGTGTTACCAATTGGGGTATTATCAATTGTGCCTGTAGTAATAGTGTTACCAGACAAAGTTGATGAATTTATGGTTACACCAGAAAATGTAGAACTACTTACGGTAATTCCAGAAATTGTAGAAGATGTAATAGTGCTTCCAGAAATTGTAGAAGAAGCAATGTTTAAACCAGTAACAGTAGATGTTACCGATCCAAGTGTGATAGGTGTAGATCCTAAAGTTGCTGAAGTAGCAAAGTTAGTATCTAATTGAGCTAAAGGTATTGGACCTGTTTGTGTAGCAAATATATATGGAACAGTCATAATTATCCTAAATTAACCATAGTAGAACCAGTCTACTGCATTACCAGAGTTGTTTGTCCAAGCCACAATTTGCAAACTATTATTAGTCCAATTAGCTTTATTTGTATCTATTGGAGTCCAATTGGGCGTTTGCGAATCATCTATTAGTGTCCATGTAGTCATAAATAATCCTTAACTAATGGTAACAACAGCAGTAGTTGATGTTGCCGCAGGGAAAGTAACAGTAAATGATTGCGAACTAGTAATTGTGTTGCCAAAATTTAATACAAAACAAGCTGCTCCAGTGGTGCTATTATAAATTAAAGCGCCATTTGAAGAAAGCGATCCAGTCCAAATAACATTATTAAAAGAGATCCAAGCTATATTATTAATGGTATCTTGTGTTGGCGGGTTGGAAATAGTCAATACTTTTCCTCCAGCGGTATATCCTGTGCCTACAATTTCATTGGTGGTTGTATACGCTGTAGTAGTATTATTTAGGTTCGCATTACCATTATATAAAGCAATTTTGTATGTATATGGAGATGAAAGAGTAAAGTTCTCCAAACCAGACAAAATATTGGCTTTAAATAATGTTGTTTGACCTTGAACTATTGGCATTAATTATTTACCTTTAGTTTAGTTTGACCATCACGATAAGCATCGCCACGCTCCAGACCATCACCAAGACGTTTCAATTCACCAAGCGCTTCTTGATATTTGTCTTCGTAATATTTAATAATATCTTGTTCTTGCTTTTGGAAAAGCATTGCTTCTCGCATAGAACCATAAAACAATACTGGATCGTAGTTGTCGCCAAGCCAGCTTTCACCATTGGGATTATTAACAACTGAAACGGGAATAGAAAATCCCGAGCCAGTTCCCCCAATACTTGCTGTAGATGCACTTAAAACATCTCCAGCTTTATAAAAACTGCCGCCATTTTTGAGTGTGCATGTTGTAACGTTACCAGATGAATTTACAAAAATATCGGCGTTTACTCCAGATCCAGATCCACCAGTTAATGTAATATTGGTATACAAACCGGGTGTATACAATGTTCCAGAAACTAAAGATGCAGCGTTTAAAGTTGCTACAACTCCTTGAACAATAGATACTGGATAGTAAAAATAATGTAATTCTGCGTTATAAGATGCGTCTGGAGTAGGTCCAACAATAGCCGTTAATTCATTTGGATCTGCATAAGAGCTACCAAAAATAGCGTAATATTTAGGCAAAGACCAAGATGTTGATCCATTATTAGGATATGCCTCACGAATGAAATTAACATCTTTATTAAGCAAATAAGTGTAATTTCCATTACCGTCAATTACTGCAACAGAGTAAGTAGAAAGCCAATCAAACGGCAAAGTTAAATATTGGTTTCCTGCTGCCAAATTGCCAGTAACGTTTTTACGTAATGATGGAATTTGAACCGAGTTATATATACGAGTTTCAGCCTCTATTACAAAGAATGGAATATTAGCTACAAACGTGCTTTCGTTCGTTTGTGCATAAGTCTGAATGTTGTTATATAACGTTTCGTAGTTCATTTATTAAGCCATTGGTCCACGAGCAATACGACCTTTAGTAGCCGCACCATTACCACGGGTTTCTTGACCGTCTTCTTTGGTAGTACCTTTACCCCAACTTACTGAGCTTGGAGGCAACGGATCTTTAATGTTTGCGGTTTTTGCAGACTTTTCAGTTGCATAATCGCCCATTTCCATAACTTCTGTACCATCAATAATTTTGCCAGCCATAGTATGTGGACGAGCATAATCACTTGCAGGTTTGTCGTAACGAGCTTTACCAGTCACCATTGGTGAACTATTCTTTTTGGTAGGCTTTACATTTTTTGCGATTGCCATATTAACGACCTCTTGAAGAAGACTTCTGATTAGCTACACGAGCCATGTTGCGACCCATGCTACGCAAATCAGATTGAGTTACGCCACCTTTAGCCATTTTCTTAACATCCATTCCGCCTTTTTTAAGCTTAAGTTTGGTATGTTCGCCTTTATGTTCTTGTTTATCATGCTGTTTAAACGCTTTTTTAATTTCTTTGTCAGCCATAGCTTTATCTTGCTTCATGTCTTCTTTACTTGTTTCCATCTTTGCCATTTTTTACTCCTAAGTTACTGTTATTGTTACTGAATTAACATTGCCATTACCCACTAAATAATTAGGGGTAAGATCTCTATCTATACCGCTAGATCCGCCAACAGGATACCAACCCCATTGAATGACCCGACTGCCACCTTCTGGGTAACCATTTTGTGTTACGGTGTTTCCCGTGCCTTGGTTAATTTGTAACCCGCTCGGTCCAGATGCGTAATAGCTAATATCAGGTCTTGGCTCACGTACAGCCTGTGGATCGTTAACTGGATACATACCCAATCGTAATTGGGGATGATCTGGATCCCAACACTCAGGACAAACCTTAATATTGACTTGCTTGGTCTTGATAGTTAGTTTTTTTAATTCAACTAGCTTATATCGCTGACCACATCTGTCACACTCCGCAATACTATGTTTACCACTTGCATACCTTGTTGGCATGATTACCTCGAATAAAACATGTTACGAGGTACAAAACGAATTGAAACCATTTCTCTGTCTTCTTCTGAAGCTTGTTGCAATTGCTCCATATAGTCTGCTTTTAATCCAAGCACACGCTGTGGATCTATGCCGGGAAGTTTTAAAGATAAATAATAAGACAATCCAGCAACCATACAAGTTATCCAACGGAATGGAATATCTTGAATAAATACACCTGTTCCAGAATCTTGCATTCTGCGCATACGCCAATAAACCAAGTTATACGGTGTTGAGTTATCTGGGGTGGGCCAGACAGCTAAAAACGGCAATTGTTGGTTATAAATGGCTGCACCCGAAGAATGCGAAGCAGCAGTAGTATTGTACTGTCCACGGTAACAATTTACCAGTTGGTTGCCCGAAATATTAACGTATCCAATGATTTCATCATCAATTTGAATATATCCAGTAGAACGTAAATTGGCAGTAGAACTAAGAGTAATAGTAGTAGCAGAGGCTGTAATAGCACCAACCAAAGACACTCCAGAAACAAGGTTAGAATTACCACTTTGACGACTGTACCACGTTTGGATAGGACGACCATAAGTTAACTTATTTGGGATGGTGGAATACGTAGACTCTGAAATACGGTTTATATTGATATCTTGTTGATTGCTGGCGCTAGTTGCCCCAGTACGAGTGACTAAATCTAAAATATCAATAGTTGTAGGATCTACAGGATAGATAGCTTGACCATATACCATTGGGATGGTGACTTCTTCTACCGTCCAAAGATTAATACCTCTATTAGCCCACTCAATAGTTAATAAATTGATAGACCGTTTGGCGGTTTTTAAATCATATCCAGAACGTAATTGCGAGCCACAACGCTCAAAGGCTTCTTCTACAAGCTCAGTGAGGTCAAGGTTAAATGTAGAACTGCCACTGGTATACGCCATTTTTAAATTTTTCTAAAAGCTTTAACTTTTTGTTTAATGCCTTTTGGTTGCGCTACAAATTGCTTACCTTTTGCTTTTCCTTCACGTTTAGCACGTGTCGTTGCCGCATATTCCTGTGGACTTAAAGCTTTAATAGCTTTTTCTGGTAAATACCTTTCGCCTGTTTTGCTAGAGGGTTTGCCAGATTTTGTTCTCCACTTTTGCTCACCCCAAGACTTTAAAGATTGCTGGGGTTTTGCAAGACTACTCATTTATAACCTCCGCCAGCAGCTTTATATTTCTTGGCTACAAGTTGTGCTTTGCGAGCAGACCATTGACCAGCGCCTGTACCTTGCGTAGCAGCAGCTTTAACTTGCGAAACAATACGTTTACGCAAGCTAGGCTTGGTATAGTTTCCAGCGGCATTAACTTTGCCACCTTCTTTATACATATCCACGGCATCAGGGTTATCCTTACGTTGGATAACCTTTTTTTCTGGCATTTTGGATGGGTTAATATCACCCATTCCACGGCTTGCCATCATTACTTTTTGCCCTTAGCCATACCGCCACCGCACATAGCTTCTACGTGCTCGTGATGCAATTTGTGACCAGCAGCGTGAGCTTTGTAGTGATGGTGATGTTGTACGTGCCCATCGCCACCATGATGTTTTTCCATGTGGTCTGGGTGAATCATATGCTCTTCAGCAGCCATATCTTTAGAGAGTGGTGGGTGATCCATTTTCATAATTTATCCTTAACAGAATTTACCAACAGTTTTACCTTTTTGAGCAATGCCATCAGCACGGCTAGAAGCAGTACCGCCAGCAGCCATCTTTTTAACTTTGCCGCCTTTTTTCATGCCAGCCATAAATGACTTCATGTTTTTTTCGCTTTCAATTGGCTCTTTCTTGCCATCGTCACCTAAATTCATGCCTCTTGTGTGACCTTTTTTCTGAGCTTTGCTTTCGCCAAATTTGCCATGTTTATTTGAACCAGCTACTACATCTTCCTTCATATTACGAGGACCCATTGTTTCTTTCATTTCTCCACCCTTTTTAAAAGTTTTGCCCTTGTCGGCTTTACTAAAATCCTCGCCAACAGAGCGAGGGATACCTACTTTTTTAGCGAATGCTGGATTATGAGCAACCGCTTCCATAAAATTATGTTGTTTTTTTGATACGCTTGGCATTATTTGTGTCCTTCAATAAAGCGATCAAGCTTTGCTTCTAGTTTATCAAATCTAGCAATTATTTGTTCCATATCACTACGTACTTCTGTTTTTGTAATATAATCACGAGCCATTTCTTCACGAGTTTTATTTAAAAGAACTTGAATACGATCTAACTCATTAAATTTTTCTTTAACAAAAAACCCAATAATGCCAAGCACTAACGTTAATCCAGCATTCCAAAATTGCATTAATGAGTCCATTAGCATTTCCACTTCTTTAAAGATTTATTGATTCTGCTATCTGGATCATTGGCTGTTTTGGCTGAAGTTAGTTTCTTTTTCATACCACTCATGCGGGCGCAGAATGACTTCTTGCGTGATCCGCCTTCTGGTTGTGGTGGCTTAAGATTCATACCTTCTTTTTTAGCGGAAGCTCTGCCTTTAGCGTTTAAACCGCCTTCTGGGTTTTTGCCTTCTTTCCGCTGCCATGCAGGAGTCTTAGCCATGATTAATAAGTTGGTCCATCGCCAGCGTTTTTAATTAATTTACCAGCAATAATGACACCTGCTACAATAGAGGTTGCAGTGCTGGTAGAAAGTTGCCATTGAACATCTGTTTTTGCGGGATATAAAAATGGCTCAGAAGTTCTATTAGCAGTGTAAATTGATACAAATGGTTGCTGTAAAACTGTTGAAGTTACACCAGTGTTGTTATTTTTTGCTTGAACTCTATAAGTAACAATATTTGCGCTGGTATAGCTATTTGATGTATTGACTTCAGCTAAAGACAAGTAAAAACTATATCCATTTGGAACGGTATATATAGTGCTTTGCGATTTTCCAATTGCAGGATTAATTTGAGAAAGAATATTACTTCCCTGTTTGGCTGTAATTGTTCCAACGTTAGATGTTTGACCTGATGCAACACCAGTCATTATAAGAGAATTGACTCGAAAATAGCTATTAATCGTTGTTGCTACTGCCGTTCCAGTTAATATTACGTTTTCTGAAATAGGGTTAAAGTCTGCATCTAAACCGCTTATCGTAACGGCGGCGGGAGATACATCTGTTGCTGATGAACTAGCAATTGATAGAGCAGTCGCTGATGTTGCAAATACATACGCAGTAGCATTTTCCCAAATTGGGATAGCTACGTTAGAAACCGTTGCTTGATACCCAAAAATACTGACGGCAGTGTGTCCCGTGATTTGACCACGAGATACTTGCAAATCAAACGGTTCAGTACGAGCTTGACGAGTAATCGAATTTAATACGTTATTTGTTGCTGGCACAGTTGGCATAATTAATCTCCTAAATTTTAAATGGGGGGAATTATCTCCCCCCTTGGATTAATTAGTCAAAGTTACCGTATGGGTAAGTTGTCAATGTGCCAATATTGCTATCAGGTTGTGTATAACGTAAAGCTACGTTAACTTGTCCAGCTAAAGACGTTGCTGATAATAAATTAGTTCCAACTAAAGCAGCCGTAATAACAACTTGTGATAAGTTAGGCTGTGTTCCGCCTTGATAAATATCGGTTGATGTTGCAGATTGATTAGTAATCTGTGTGGCAGTAAAGGTGGATAAAGTTTGACGACCAACAGCATTAGATGTCAAAGATGCTGTTTGGAAATAAGTTGCAGTGCCGCCAGCAGCTACGTAGTTATTGCTTGCAGAAAATTGAATTGAAGTCAATGTAGCTGAACCGCCAGTAACGGCAAATACAGTTTGAATATCTAAAAGGATATCATCTAAATCTGCGCCAGTTGGCAAGTAAAATACTGCACCACGATAAATATTAGTGTTGGTATCAGCAGGAATTGTTTGCGCTGTAGGCGTTGCTGTAGCTGAAGGAACATAAACTACACCATTCAGGTTTGGAATGCCGTTTGATGAAACAAACTGTCCTGAAGAGCCACCATAGGTACTAGTACCTAAAGTTGTATTAGCAATACTAACATCAGCGGTTTGAACTAATTGTGCGTAACCTACGTTACGTAATGGACCAAAACGATTATCACCCGATAGAATTGGACCTTCAAATGTACTACGTCCCATAATGGACTCCTTATGCAAAAGGCTTAAACCGATCGTTGCATCGTCTGCTGGGGCAGTGGTGGTTTAAGCAATCACCCAGATGTTGTATTTATACACGATGTTTAAACATTTGGCAAGTTTAAACGTATTGTTTTTTAAAAATTTTATGTTAGACTTCCAGCATGAAAAACAAGAACGTTACCAAAATAAAAATCAAACAACTTAGCGATCAATACTTGGCTAAATTAGTTCAAGCTCAAAAGTGTTTTGATGCTGGAGACAGTCAAAGATCGTTAATAATTTGTGAAGAAATTATTGCAAAACATCCTGATCATCCAGACGCTTATCATTTAATAGGATGCGTTCTTGGAAGTTCTAAGAACTTTATGCCCGCTTTACAATATTTTAATCTTTCGTTAGAAAGGCATCCCTATAATCCTATAGCTTTAAATAACCGTGCCAATGTATTTCAAGCTGTTAAACAGCCAGAATTGGCTTTGGAAGACTTTGATAAGGCTATTCAGTTAAACCCTCAATATGCCGAAGCTTACTATAACAAAGGAATTGTTTTGGGTACGCTACATCGAATTAATGAAGAAATTGAGCACTATGATTTAGCACTTAAATACAAACCAAACTTCCCAGAGGCTTATAACAACAAAGGAATAGCCCTGCAAAAGTTGCATCGCATGGAAGAGACTTTAGCAAATTATGAGGCTGGAATCAAGTTAAATCCCAAAGGAATAGAAGCTTTCTACAATAATCGTGGGCTTGTATATCAAAATTTAGGTCGTCCAGATGAAGCTTTGGATGACTACAATAAAGCAATAGAAGTTGATCCTAATTTATCCGATGCACGTTTTAATCGGTCTTTATGCCTTTTATTGAGAGGTGAATACGAGACTGCATGGGATGAGCATGAATGGCGCTTTAAAAGGGAGGTCTATCCCCGCAGAAATTTGCCGGGAATTCTGTATGACGGAACACAGGATTTAAACGGTCATATCTTGCTTATTCATGGAGAACAAGGTCTTGGAGACATGCTTCAATTCTGTCGTTATGCCAAATTAGCCAAAGAAAAGGGCGCTACTGTCATTATTGCCACAGAAAAAACATTGGTACGTTTGCTTTCTGCTATGGAAGGTGTAGACAGCATAGTAACTAACGGAGAAGTTTTACCCCCATATCATTACCACATACCTCTAATGAGCCTTCCTTATGCGTTTAAAACACGTATGGATAGCATTCCTCATGGCATTTACCTTAATCCTGATCCCGCTTTAGTTCAAGAATTTTCAAGAAAAATCTTGAAAAATGGCAAAAAAAATGTAGGTATTGTATGGTCTGGTGGATTTAGACCAGATCAACCAGAAGTGTGGGCGGTTAATGAACGCAGAAACATAGCATTATCTAAACTTTTACCATTAAAAATTGACAATGTTAATTTTTATTCTTTACAAAAAGGTGAAGGACCAGAGCAAGAACTTGACAATTGTTTAGGGTGGAAGGATATGATCAACCATACAGCCGATTTTAAGGACTTTGCAGACACCGCAGCTTATATTGCTAACCTAGACCTAGTAATTGCTGTGGACACGTCTACGGCTCACGTAGCGGCTGCTATGGGCAAAGAGGTGTGGATGCTCAATCGCTTTGATACTTGTTGGCGCTGGTTTATGGACAGAACCGATAGTCCTTGGTATCCAACCTTAAAACTTTACCGACAGCCTAAATTGGGTGACTGGGAATCCGTAGTACAAAACATCAAAAAGGACTTAATTGAATGGAGCAAATAATACTATTATTGGGCGGAATTGGTGATTTTTTACAATGTTTGCCATTTATCGATGCCAACAAAAAAGATAAGCCATACAAGTATGCCGCTGTAAGCCATTTAAAGGGCGCTAATGAGTTCTTTGAGGCGATTGGAATTAAACCTGACCCGCTGCATATCTTTTCTACTTTGGACGAGCAGAACACGTTTTTAAACGGTTTAAACAAGAATACTCAATGGATCCATTGTCCACGTACACAATATTTTGAAATTTTCCCTTTTGATCCTGAAAAAAAGGTTTTTACTAATGGTAAACCCGTAGTTGGGGTTCATATTGGTGGAAGCGCTTTTTCTATAGATACACAAAGAAAATTTGGAATAGTTCTTAAATCTATTCCTGCCAAAATAATTGATGATTTAAAGTCTGATGACTATAACCTCATGGTATTTGGATTGGAAGAAGAGCTTGAGGGTATAAAAGAAAGCGACAATTTGAAGCTTATAAGTCATAAAAATCCAGCTAAAAGCCTAGCTTATGTAGCACAATGCGATGCCTTGGTAGGTTCTGACAGTGCTTTTAAAACACTTAGTGCTATGATGAAAATTCCTACGTTTGTTTGGTTGGGTGATTATTCAGATCCTCCTAGAGATCAAATGTTCATCGACCCATACATTAAAGATGGTGTAATGAAGGTTTTTCGATATAAAAATGCAAATGCACAATTTGAACATGGTATAACAATGACAAAGGAGTTTTTAAATGAAGTTCTATGAAGATGTACGACCAATGCTGGAAAAACGTGCCACGGGGTTTGATTTTGTATTTGACTACCTTAAAAATATTAAAGACCCATTTATAGTAGAAACAGGCTGTGCTCGCATTGAAAATAATTATGCTGGCGATGGGCAAAGCAGTTTATTGTTTGACAAATACATTAATGAATATGGTGGTGAATTTATTACTATAGATTTATCTCCACAAAGTGTAGAAAACTGTAGAAAACAAATGATCTGCCAAAGAACTGCTGTTGTTGAATCAGATAGTGTATCTTTTTTACAACAATTAAATCAAAAATTACAAGCAGAAAATAAAAAAATTGATTTTTTATATTTAGACAGTTTTGATTTTAGTGACAATGTACGTATGGAAAGTGCTACTCATCATCTTAAAGAATTACTTGCCATTCAAGATAGTCTTAAATCTGGTGCTTTAATTGGAGTAGATGACAATTGGTTTAGCGGAGATCAACGTACTGGAAAAGGATTTTTAGTTTTACAGTATCTTGAAGCCTTTGGTTTAAAGCCAGCTTTTGATGGGTATCAAATATTTTGGATTAAATAATGCTTCATATAATTGGCGATTCCCACAGTAGAATTTGGTCTGGTAAAACATTTCAACAATTTAATGGGGAATCGCTTTTTCCAAACATAACGGTTCATCATATTGGCGCTCCTCTTGCATACAATTTAATTGCAGGAAATACCGTTGGTAAATGGGGAAGGCAAGTATTAGATATCTTAAAGACATCACCAAATCTCTCTGCTATTGGTTTGTCCTTTGGTGAAATTGATATTCGTACTCAATCGTTTAAACGCTCTAAAGAGGAAGAAATTCATTTAAAATATGCGACAGAAAAAATAGCGGAAAGATTAATTATTTTTTGCAAAATTTTAAGGCAACATTACTGTTTGCCAATTTTTATTATTTCTCCTATTGCTTCTGGCGAAAAAGCAGAAAATTCTGTTGGAAGCCCATTTATAAGAAATTTAGCAACGCTTTATTTTGATAATTATCTTAGAAATAAACATAAAGATATTAGTAACGCTTATTTAATCACCATTTTTGATGATTTGGTTACACCACAGTTAGAAACTCAAACACAATACTATTGCGACAATGTCCATATTAATTTGGATGGCTTAAAACTTTTTCAAGAAAAGTTTGCCAAAGAATCTAAAAAACACGATTTTAAAAACTATTTTCTATAAAGAAAAACCCCGCCTTTTGAGCGGGGTCCAAACTTATTTACGTTTGATTGATTCTTAGTAAGAACCGTATACGCCCAGCGGATCAGAAACACCGAAGCTGTAACGCTCACGAGACTTGTAACGAACGTTACCAGTATCGAAGTCACCATCCAT